CTGGATGGAAAAGTGGTGGTGGAGGCCAGATATCAGAAGGTGGAGATAGAAAAGGATGGAACGGTGCATCTGACCATCATTCCGGGTAAGGTAAAGACCATCAAACTTTGACGGATATTGAATTGTTTGGGTATGGAGTGGGTAAATTTCAGTATATCACGGGTGTTTGATGAGGAGAGCAATTAGTGTAAAATAGTTTTTACGCCTTGATGTTATAATCTTTACATAAAAGAAAACAATTCTACCGTTGAAGCTCTTACGTGGGATACCGCTTTCAAGAACATAAACGAACCAAGCGGATGGGCCATGAAAGGGATACATGAAGAAGCCTACTAATAAATCCGGCATCAATTGACATAACAAAATCGGATAACTGAAAAATTATCCGCTTTTAGTTTCTTTATTTCGAAAGAAAGATATATATTTGCAACGCTTTTTCAGAAAAGCACCCGATATTGCAGAAAAAACAGTTGCCGAAATGGCTCAGTTGGTAGAGCAATTCATTCGTAATGAATAGGTCCCGGGTTCGAGTCCCGGTTTCGGCTCAAAGGTAAAACCATACTAATTATCTTATACTTAGGATATTATATTAATGATTTTACTAAATAACTATTCGATTTATAGATTAAAAAAAAAGGATTTTTGTCCAGTGGTGGACAAAATAACTTATCCAAAACTTATCCTTCAAATTTTAATCTATTATGGCAACTATCAAATTAACAATTTTCAAGGCAAAAGCTTTAAAGGATGGCAGACATAAAATAAGGGTAGCAGTCTGCCATAAACAGGAAACTTGCTATATTGTAACACACTTTATCATTGACAACATTTCCCAGTTCAAAAACGGACAAGTAGTAAAAAGACCAGATGCATCCATCATAAATACCAAATTAAGAAGCATGATGAATGAACTGCAAGAAAGATTGGATAATATAAAAAACCAGTCCCTATATTCTTGCAGACAAATAAAGAATATGCTTGAATCTGGAACTGACTTCAAAGAAAATGGCTATGTAACATACCAACAGGCCTGTAATGTTCTTATAAAAAATCTGAAAGAGGAAGGAAGAAACAGTTATGCCATATTAATAGAAAGAAACTGTAGATACTTTACAGAATTTACCAAAGGGGAAATATTAATGTCAGATATAACCCCTAATCTAATAGAAGGATTTTCAAGATTTCTCAAAGAAACGAAGAAAATAGGAAATACATCAATAGGAATGATGCTATCACAATCAAAAGCCGTTATAAACAGAAGTATCAACTCAGGAGAAGTAAGATATGACATACATCCCTTTATCAAGAAAAAAATCCCCAAATCACCACCGAGAGAACTGGATATTTCTTTGAAAAGCTTTAACACAATAAGATGTAGCAATCCCAAAGAAAAAAAATACATTGTAGCAAGAGATCTTTTTATGTTGTCATTTTATTTAGGAGGAATGAATTTAATTGATATAATGAATGCCAGATTCGACGGGGACAAAGTAAGTTTTATAAGAATGAAAACAAGATTTAAAACAGAAACAAAGCAAACCTGTGTTCTTCCTATAATAGAACCAGCTAAAGAAATTATAAATCAATGGATAAACAGAAGAACAAACAAACTTGATTTTGGTTATAAATTCTCTTATCATAATTTTTCAAGGTATGTATGCAGATCTTTATCTACATTAGCAGATAATTTAGGGATTAAAGAAAAAGTAGTATTTTATTCTGCAAGAAAATCATTTGCACAATACGCCTTCGATCTTGGAATACCTGACAGCATAATAGATTATTGTCTGGCACATTCTGACAACGGAAGGGGAGTAGTAAGATACTATACAAAGACTAGGTTCAAACAGGCAGAAATAGCAATAAACAGAGTTGCAGATTATATAAACAATCCAAGCAAATACAAAGAATATATTGAAATGAAAGCTGACATAATGCTAATGAAAATTTGAGCACAACGATATCACCCTTGCCAACACGACAAAGGGTATCAGCCTGTATATCCACCTCTCTATACGTTCCATCGCATCACAGCAAGTAAACGACAAAAATACCAGTGAGGCACATCATCAGCATGTTCAAGCAATATGTTCAACTTATCTTCTTTCATTTTTAAACATAAAAAAAGCGGTAAAACCGTTGGGAATTACCGCTTTGAAATCTCTATAAAGAATAAATATCCTTGCATTAGGTATACCTACAATCATTGAAGGGTAAACTTGTGGCAAGGACGTAGACTTAAATTGTTGCCAAGAAAGAGGACAAACTACTCATGTCTTCGAACTCTTTTATTTCAGATTCACTTTGTCTGAAAACTCTTTTTGAATTACGACCGTTTGTTACAGCCTCCAACATGGATTTTACAAAATTAGACATGTTTACCAAAGAAACATTCTTATTTTCTTCCATCACATTATATAACTCATCCGTGAAGGAACGAGACACAAATATCACTCCAGAGAAATCTAATATAACGTCCTCTTTAATGCCATCAATGGCAGATCTTATAATATCCGCATTAGCTCTTGAACGGATATCCGTACTAATCAAATCCGCAATTTTTAACATCGTATTCATATATTTATTTTTATCGAGTGTATTTATTATAGTCAAAGTCCAATGGGACCTTAACCGGAATTCTCATTAGAATTATTGTTCCATCCCAATATATAGAATTGGGAAGCTTAACAAATACAGAACCGGAGCTGTCATGCCTATGAAACGCACCTCCGGACAACATGAAAAATGAGCCATGAAGCCCATCAGAAAGCATTTCTTTGGATGAAGATATACCGTATCCTCTATTTTCTGCATTAGGCAAGTTCTTTGTAGACTTCCCCTCATTTGCCAACCTTAACGCTTCGGCATCATTCCCATTAATCTCATCCAAAAATTTTTGGGCCTTTACATAACTTCCCAGCACGGTTATTCCATCGTCAGCCAAGACCAAATCTATACAATCCTCTTTCTTTAAATACTGGGAAAAGATATAACCATGCTTGCCTTGAGAATGTTCGTTCATGTTATCAATCAATTCTCCTAAAAGATATGAAAGAGGAGTAACGATACGATAATCAGCTCCACTTTGTGTCTTTATAATTCTTTGAAGAATGCTTTGTAAATCGTCAATATTACTTTTGTGCAAATCAAACTGACATACTGGCAAATATGTTTTAGAGATATATGGCTCCAAAACCTCTTTCATGTTGGATCCGGCATCCACAAGTAATGGGTTCTCAAAATAAACCAAGTCCAAATAGCCAGTGATACGTATCGGTCTGTTTATGCATATCACATTCTTCTCACACCTTTGCTTATATATAACAAGCGGAGCGAGAAAAAACGGATGAAAAAAAGAAGTGTTACTTAAATCCCAGCATAAATCATTCATGCAACAATTGTCAGTCTGTTGTATGACTTGAAACAGATGATTAAATGCGCTTCCTATTCTTTCATCTCTATCCACGTTTGGTATATGAATCACCTTCTTCATGATGCAAATTAAGTGATAAGTCTACATATTTGCAAATCATATCCCTTATTATTTTTAGCAGTAGTTCCCAAAAGTCAAAGAACGCTTCTGTTCGATTATTATTTTTCCAATCCTTTTCTGCAATGTTCACATAAGAACTTTTTGGCTACAGGGAACATCTTTTGACCGACATATCCACTGAGATATTGCGCTTCCTCTCCATAAGGATCAATCCCGAAAGCCTTGGAGATATGCCGGCACAAATGACCTTTTTCGTGGTCCCACGAATTTTGAAACTCTTCGGGGGTAGAGGTTAGTGAGATAACCATTACTGTCTCTCTTCTCCTGTAGTCCGAATAGGTTAGACCGGTATTCATTCTGCCTTCGGTCAGATTGCGATACGCACGCTTGAGGGAATCCCCCCTGCATCCTATACGGTACAGGTCCATAATGATCCGATCCGCCCAATAGGTGTGTACCGCATAATACACTTTGACGTGCCAGTCCCCATATTTCGGTATGTAGAACTCCTGAATAATCATATCACATCCGACCAAATTACAGGAATCCCTTTACCTATACAGGTGGCAAAGAACTCGTCAAACGCCCTGCAAGGATCGCCATCAATATCATCAAGGTAGCACTTTATATGCTTGCACAAGTGTGCCTCGTCAACCAATGATTTTTTATAGAAATCCGCTTTCAGCATGTTTGCAACATAAGCAACGTCATAACCCTTGTCGTGCTCAATGGTAATTCCGTTCGCTTTCAGCATATCGTCCACTTCATCTTTGCTCCACGGCTCCAGCTTTTTCTCTTTGCCCGTGGCTTCGTCTTTCACCTTCATTTTTGAAACGGTCCATTCATAAAGTTTCTTGCTGAAATGAAAGCCGTATGCTTCCAGATATTCCCTCATGCCCGATGGAAATCTGCTGTATGTATCCAATCTTTGTTCCATAACCTTTATTTAAAAAGAGGGGCATTCCACCCCTCCACCATTAATAAAACTCACCGTTAGCGCGTCTGCGTCTGCGTTCGCCCATGTCATCCATACGCGGATATTCAGGAAAGTATCCGGGGTATCTGCGTTCATCCATGCCGGATGAGCTTCCACCACCTGAATAACTTCTTCCGCCATCACGGAAACCCATTTCTCCGCGCATCTCTCTCATGGCTTTTTCGTAACCTTTGCGGCAGCCTTCCTTGTAGGCTTCCTCCACTTCGTCACCTCTCATACCGAAGCCGCGTCCGTAATCGTCACGCCCTTCTTCTAATATTTCCCACATTCCCATAATCATTTCTTTGTTTTGGATGTTTCAACCACTCCGAGTTGTTCCATGAGCCGTTTGTTCAAATCCATAAGGTCAGACATATTCTTGCTCATTTCCGCCATTTGCCCTTTCAGAGAGGATATTTCCTGCTCCTGACGTTGTTTCTCGGCAAATTCAGGGTTCAAGAGCGTAAGCATCTTGTCACACCCTGCAATGACGGAATTGTGGAAGTCCATGCTGTTGATGATGTCTATGCTTTTCTGTTTCATAGAAGCGACCTCGTTATTCATAGCATCACGCGAGCATGACACTACGATATTCCCGTTCTGTCCGAAGTCGGCTATATCCATGCCGGCAGGAAGATTTTGGAATGTCGTGTTCTGCCCGTTGATGCAGACAACAACATCCACAACCATTTCCATTTGGGGCAACTGTCCCATAGGGGATGCCATAGGATATTTCGGCTTGGGAGCGGAAACGCTGACCACCGGGCCGTATTCGATAAACGGGTTAGCATCCTTATGAAGTATATACAATTGGTTATTGGTACGAAGTGATTGAAACATGATTGTTTAATTTTAAGGAGTGTGGTTATTCCCATTTTGGGAACCACCACAAAACTCCATGTTAATTATTACTTGCTCCGTAAAGAAGCGGTTTCTACTGTAGGAGCCGGAGCCGTTGTCGGTCTGTACCCTCCATTAACAAGATACAATTCGTTGGTGTACTTGTTATAATGGATCTCATAGATGCCGGTTCCAGCCAAGTTTGCAACAGTCACAGGCTCATTGTTATAAGCCATCAACGGTCTTGTGTCCCCATTAGTTCCTATCAATATCGGAAGTGTAGCAGTCGTGCCGGCAGGTATAGCCTGACGGAGGCTGATATAGAATCCTCCAACATAATCCCTGTTACGGAATGCGTGGTTAGGAAGTTCCAAAGTCACATTCTCAGTACCGACTGTTACAGCCACCGTAGGAAGAGTGTTGAAATTTGTTCTTCCGATTGATGGGAATGGGAATCCTGTAAAAAAGTTAGGCCACATATCTACCTCCTTTCTTACCGGATTAACCCCAGTAGTTGTTGCAACCACATCCACTACGTCCGTATACAGCGTCACCCATATATGCACCGTAGGCGGCTGCACGGAAACAATCTGTATTAATAGCGGTTAAATTGGGGTATTGAACACTCACAGTATTGGGGAGCTTGCATTTGATTTTATCTACGTCTCCTTGTAATGCCTGCAATCCGGCTGCCAAAGGAGCAATCTGTTGTCCTACTGCACTCAGGATAGTGGCGTTCTGATTACGCTGGGATATTTCGGCTGTTAAAGTAGCCTTTTCCGCAGTAAGAGATGCGATCTTGTCCTGCAATGCCTGATTTTGAATTGCATCAAGTTTAGCAAGGATAGCATTCGTGTTGGCAGTAGCACCGTCACGCAATGACAATGCATTGTTGTTCATTGTATTGGTAAGGGCATTCATTGATTCGCAATTCTGCAAACGTCCTTCATAGCCTTGTCTTTCAATAGCTGTTTGCGTTTTGCAGCAACAATCGGCAAGTTGAGTAAGGATAGACTGGTTGCCTGACTGCATAGCATTAATAATCTGGTTGGTTGACAATCCCACCTGATTACCTACTTGTGTAATGCTATTCTGAACATTGCACAATGCTGTCTGAACCTGTTGGGTAGAGCAGTTGAATGAAGAAGCCAATTGAGAGATAGCATTACCGTTACCCTGAATAGCTTGCATCAACAATTCGCGTCCTGCGTTTCCTGCCAATTCTGCCGGAAGTCCGTTAGCTCCGTTTCCTCCACGTCCACCGAACAAACCGCCACCATTGCCGTTCCATCCAAAGATACTTGCTATCACAACAAGCCAGATAATGCTCCACCATCCGTCCTGTCCTCCAAAGCCGTTGCCGTTATTCATCAAGGCAAGCAGGTTAGGGTCTATCCCCTTGTTCCCAAACATTCCGGGAAGCATGGCGGTAATGTCAAGCTTGCTACCGCCTGAACCTCCATTGCCTCCGTCTGAATTAAAAACATAAGTTCTTTCCATAAGTATTTGTATTTTGTATCCCGGTCAAAATTGACCGTATGCAAAAGTATACATATCATAACTCATGGAAAATCAGTTGTTTCCCAACAAATTCTTTATATTATCCCAATATATTCTCATCATTTTCCCACTCTCTATCCTCTCATGGAAATTAGATATCATGTAGTTGACTGCACGTTTGGTTTTGTGAATATGAGCGGCTATCTGTGAAGGGTACATGCCACTTTCGAAAAGAAGAGATACAAGAAGATACCGGGCATCCACTGTCTCCATATTCTTATCAGACGATAATATTTGGTCAACAGACACTTCTGTTTCTTTTGAAACAATATTAATTATTTTGGCAAAGATTTCTGACTTGCACATGTTTTTTTCTAATTTTTATTCTTATCTTTGCCATGCCACATAAAACAAGATATTGACGAACAAAGCATAAGACATTTTGTTGAAGATATTTTAGCCTCCAACGTGCAGTGTCTTATGCTTTTATCATGTTTTTATGTGGCAATATTAATATGAGCGTTGGGGGCTTTTTTTTGATTCTAAGCCCCTGAAAGAATTACTTTTATTAAATGAGTTTTTCTATTATATGCCACACTTCTACCTGTGGCGGATGATACTTGATGTTGCTATTTCATCTTGCACCTCCTTTCTGTTGATTACCATATTCTATAACTTATTCCTGCGACAACCGCAGGAGAAAAACCATCTTTACCAAATCCATAACCGGCTGTTATTCCCAGACCCCATCTTCTAGGTTTTATCTTAACCGTGTGATAGATATCATTTGTTACTGTCAGTGTTTTAGGGCAAACATAGATACTATCTAGGTTAGGTCTGTAACCACTCACATAAGCGATGTAATCACTATCTCTGTATATCTTCTGCTCGACAGGAAGAATTGTGTCTCCTACATGGATTGTATCACCATCATGCCAGCACAGTACAGGGGAAGGAAGATAATACTTTACCGTATCTCTATTTATAATGATACTTGTACTGAACACCGTATCCGTTCTTGCCTCTATAACTGCTTCGGGGGATGGCTTTACAAACCATCCTAAACCGAAAGCGAGCACAATTATTAATATATAAGGAAGCCATTTCATATTATTGTATTTAAATAAGTATCAATAGCAATACTATCGCTATCGCAATCCATATATAGATCCTTTGTCTCATAAACTTAACACTTGTTTTCTATTGGCACCGTCAGACCGATAACTGACGTGCACCCATGCAAAGTTAGACTCGTTCAGCAAATCTAATTCCTTCATCCTTTTAATGTTGCGTTTTGGCGGTATTCCAGTAACATGTGACCAGGAACGACCCGCCATTATGTCACATATAGTTTGCTTAGATACTGAAAACATATCAGACAAATAACCAAGTCCTAACCCTAAATGCTTGAATTTGACAATATCACGAACTTTAGCTTCGGTCAGTTTCGCTTGGGTGTTTTTTTCTCCAAAATGAGAATGATGTAATTCACAAAAACGATGTTTTTGATTTTCACTTCTTGTAACCCATTCAAGATTGGTTACAGAATTATTATGCTTGTCACCATCTTTATGATTTACCTGAGGTTTATTTTCGGGGTTGGGAATAAATGTGATAGCTATAAGTCTATGCACTCCAAACCTTTTAAATTTACCATTTCCTATTGGCAAATCAACTCCAACGTAGTTTCCTTGTGTTTGAGGAATAAGCTTACTACCTTTACTGTTATAAATGTTACCCTGCATATCTGCATAGTATCCTACATGATTAGGTATTTCGCTTCTTTGAGTTTTCTCTTCCATAATTATAGGCTTAATACTTGTTTCCTTAAATTACTTTTGTTATAAGATACGTGAATCCAATCTCCACCATGTTCCCAAATCAATTGATCATAGGGCAGGTTCTTTCGGATATATTCAAACAATAACTTGTTTTGCTGACGGTCGCCAGTATCAATATCAGCAGCTTCCCCCTTCATGTGCTGCGAGGTCTTGCTTCCCTTGACGGCCGCATTAAGTTCCGGACAGCGATAACCACTGTTTACTGTTATAGGCTTTCCCCACCATGTGCGTAACGGGTCCAGTACGTTATCCACCAAGGCAGTCAGAGCAATCACATGCTCCTGCCTGCATCTGTTGTTAATACCCAAGCGGTCAGCAGTCGTTGACTTGCAGAGTTCCGCAATTGTAAAATATTTCATTTCTTATCCTCCTTTTTATTTTCGTTGTCAAATAGTATCTGAGCCATGATCTTGGCAATATCATCCTTATTCTCGATAATCACACTCATTGTCTTCTCTGCCTTGCGCAACTCCGCTTTTTCCCACGATTTTTCACGAACTGATTTAAACTCACAGAAGATGCAGTAACCCGTCCAAATCATTGAAAAAACAGGGAAGGGGATAACCACACAACATAACAGGTCTATGAAGCACAATTCTATGAACGGGGTGAAATACTTCTTCGCTTTGACGGCTGTTTTCTTATACCCAGTGGATGTTCTTGCCTCTCCCCGTTGCTTGGCTTTCATTACTCCCGTGATAAGGTCCACTAACATCGCCCCCATTGTAGCCGCAATACACAAGGCTATAAGCACAATATGTATCATCATGTGCTCGTTGATAAAATTGTAGATTACATCTCTCATTGAAAGTAAGTTTTATATAATAGATTTTACATAGCTTGTAAATCCATATTTTTTTATTATATGTGACACATCCTCATTTGTAAGATTATAAAACTCACCTTTTATTTTTTTATCTGCAAATTTGAGATGAAGTTCTTTTTCTATGTTTTTATCAAGAACAGCCAATATAGATAGATATGGATTCCCACAAGATAATGTCTGAATACGAACGGATATATCTGAAGAAGAACCTATTTTTACAAGGCCTGTATTCTTGTCTTTCATAAGATATGTACTTCTATTTTTACAATTTTTTGGAGGATTACTTAATACTTCTGCCATAGTTTTAAGTATCGCATAATGCAACATCTTACGATCTCCGAATAAATAACTATTTACAACTACAGCTTTGTCAAAATTACCAAGGAGCGCATATTCTATTAATGAATCAGCTAATTCAAGTTGCGTTAATACGCTACCGTCAGCACAAATTATACATTTTGTGTAACAATCTTCATACAACTTTATACAATCTCCTAAATCAGGATACATTGTTCCACCAAATTTGAATTTTAAAACAGCTCCGCTTTTACTTGGAAAATCCGAACTGTCTACAACATTTAGATACGAAAAGCCAATAGGTAATTTGGCTAAAGACATACTTGTTCCTTCACTATAACCGTTCATTCGAGTAATACTCTGGCTATAATATGCGCTCATTAAGCCGTTATTATTTTCTGACGCAATCGGCAGAAGTCCTCCCAGATCGGGTTTCAAATAGATTTTATGTCAATTATTACTGTGAATTATTATCTTAGGATCTTCCCAAGTTGAAACGTCTGGATAATTCCTTTTTCTAAATATTAATGTTCCGTCTATTGCTATTCCGAAGATGAAAACAGCATCTTCTAATTGTTTTATAACCAATCCTTGAACGACATTACCGTAGAATCCTTCTCCAGCAAAAGCATTGAAATTGGAAACGAAAGGTTGAATTGTTTTTATAGGCATTTCATTTACAAAATCCGTAAATTCACTCCATGAAGAAAACGATTTTGTTCCCTTCGGATTTCCCAACAGTTCTCCCAGTTTTGATGCAAGCGACTGCATCGTCATTTTTGCCGCATCTCCGCTACTTTGTAAAACTCTTACATTTGCAGCATCCGTCACTGTCGGAAGTTCATTCTCATACACATCATTTCCTGTTGCAGCAGCGGCGGCAAATGTTGAAGTTTTAGACAAAGCCATAACCATTCTTGTGGAAACCATATCCACCATTTCATCTACTGTCACATTTTGTTCGTTGCCGTCTTTATCCACAGCCTTGAAGCCAACTATATTTTCTAAATTCAAATCACTCATAATATTCAATTTTATAAAGTTCTTATATAAGTTTTCCACGCTTTAGAAGTGCCGCCAACCGATTTGTACAGCTTCTTCCTGCCACCTTTTATCTTGTACCGGGAAAGGTTGTTCCCGTTATAGTTCACGGGATAATCCGGATTGCCTTCGTTGGCATACGCCTCCATTTCATACGGAATGGTATAATACGCTGAACTCGCAGGATGGCAGATAGGGTTTCCCTTGATCCACTCGACAAAATACCGCCAATAGTATTTTACCCATGAGCCGATAACCTGTGCCTGACGCAAGTGTATGGTTTCGTGCGTCAGGCTTTCCTTACCCGCATAGGTCTGCATATACCTATCTATGTTCTCCTTGTTCTCGGCACGGTATATCATCCGTCCGCACCACATCATGAAACGGTATCCCTTGAAAGGATAATGCTTCATGGCAAGCAGCTCAGGAGTGTCAAAATCACCCGGCTTGCTTGAGAACAGCATCTTGATTAATTGCCATAATTCTTTCATAGCGTTTCTATTTCAGATTCAAGTTCAGCGATATGGTTATCAATACACGTGCTCACCTCGCCATTGAAGTTTGCTATATCCAGTTCCACACATCCGGCACTTGACCGGGCGCTGCTGTAGATACGGACATAGCCTCCGTTATTCAACGTTTCCTTAGCCAGCTTCAGTTTCGCCAGTTCGTCATTGATTCGGCTGGCGCGTTCCAAATTCTCAATCTTCATGTTGTTCCTCCTTCTTTTTATCCAGATAATCATTCAACGAATCGGCCAGCAAGCCGGACAACATAGGGGTAGAACGTCTTATGATATCCACCTCCTCTTCGTCAAGTTCCACACCATCTACAGTCGACTTGAATATCTTCTCAGCAAGGAGATGCGCCTTCAAACCCGCTACGTTCTTGTATATCCAGTCACCGAAGGCTTCAGTGATGTTACTGGCTATAAGCTTTTCTTTTTTAATCCCGTCATAAATAGGAAATTGTGCAAAATTTATTTTCATACTTTATATTTAAATTATCCGCAATAAAACATAACCCAATAATTACCCATACACTTAATGAAGCCGGATGCAAAATCCAAATCAATATAAGACACCTCCTGTCCTCCGGGAGCAGGCAGAATCCGTCCTCCTGTCAATCTTACTCCGCCGCTCATACGTTTGAAGTATATGGTATGTCCCGGAACATCCGGAGGAAGTGTCACTTCTATATTGTCTCTATTAATAAACATCACATTATCATCGTTGTTGTTCAATGAAGCTTTGACAGAGATATTCCTCCAGTTGCCAACTATGCCACGGATGGATACATAGCTGTCATTGTTCGGATGAAGGAAAATGTTACCACCCTCCACGAATAGAGGAATGCTCGGAGTCTTGATGTGCATTCCGATCATAGCATTTGGACTCTGTATATCAATTCCGGCATCATACTTAATCCCTTCAATGGTGACAAACTGCGTGTTTCCCCCGATTCTTACGTTTGCAAATGTCCTTTCGTTATAAAACTCAATTTGTCCGGCAGACAGATTGAAACCGACGTATTTATTTGTTTCATTTTCATAAAGGATCTTTGAGGACAACATCCCCGAAGCGATGGAGAACGGACCGATACGTCCTCCTTCTATGTCCATATTAATGCCATGAATATAACCGGATTCGGAATTCAGTATCAGGTTGGGCACACCATTGGTTGACTTCTGTGATTTTATATCTCCAAAAGGTATGCCGTTGGCATCCATTCCTTTATATGTGAACATGAATCCGCATATATTGGCTCCTGTAGCAAACAGGGTGTCAGTGGCGATATTAACAAACTTCTGCATGGCTTCCCAATTGGAATCCCCGTTGACAGATGTAGGGGCGGCGGTTACACTGGCACCATAGTTCCGCACAAGGAAATTATAATACACGCCATTGAACTTGTAGATGATCTTGTCACGATAGCTGGCGTTCCATACATAGCTAGTACCAGATTGGAATACTCCCATATCTCTTGGAGAAGCCCCTGTCGCTCCAGTTGCTCCTATGGCGCCATCATTTGCAACACCCACCCCTTTTTCAGCGATAAAATTATTATTCCATGCGTTCGCGTCCGATGCGGATTGATAAGCCCGGACGGCAAACTGGGTGTATCCGGCTGTCGCTGGAACGGATATCTGATTGCTTAGGGTAGCACCTACATGCGCCAGCCAGCTTCCGTTATATTTCCGTGCGACAAGATAGAACCTGTTCGTATCGCTCACATTACCGCCTACATTCTGTTTCATGGTAACGACAAACGCTGACGGTGACGGTGTGCCCGTACTGGTAAAGTTTATTGTGCTTACCGGGCTGTCAAGCCAGTATGAAGCGGACGGTTCGACACCAGAAGTCATTTCCTGCCAGTCGGAGTTGACAGCCTTGTCCGATCTCTTCCCGGCAAGTATGTAACCGCCATCCTTCTTCCTTAGATAACGTCCACCTCTCACACGAAGAAGCGGAAGTGGCGGATTGGAAGTCTGAACCTTGCTTAAGTAAGATCCTCCGGCAAACGATACTGTACTGTTTTTCGCATACGGAGTGTTGGCGGACTCCCAATGACCTGCGGCTGTGATGCTCTCACCGTCAGCACCATCCTTTCCGTCAGAAAGCATGGGAACGGTTTCAACATCCACTATCTGGTCATTCACGTAAAAGATAAACTTCAATGTCTTCGTAAAGTTTCCGCTTGATATGGCTGTATTGTTGTTTATGGTAGTTTCTGTTCCACCGTCTATGCTGTATTTCAATGTACCGTCCGTTGTGGTGGATATCACGCCTCCCACTGACTTTTGCCTGTAACATGATACGGAAGACACGCTGTAGTTTCCATTCTTGTCCTTGCTTACAGAAGTGGCAGAAACGATTATACTGTATAGCACGGCATCTGAACCGTCCGCACCTCCACGGACCCCGGCTACAGTGAATGACAGATCACGGGAATACTGCTGCCCGTTCTTTGTAGCCCTGATTGTGATCTTCACCGTGTTTGTCGCAGCAAGAGTAGCTCCGGCAGATACCGATATTGTCACCACTCCCGTATTCTTGTCTGTCGCACACAGAAGATTTGTGTCAGGTGTACAGGTGATGCTGTCAAGGGTGAGCTTTTCCGTTCCATACCACATGCTGACAGTTGTATTCCAAGTCTGTGAGGACACGACCTTCCCGTCCGAAGTAAGGGCTGCATTGACCATCTCGTTATCGAAGTCCGCCATGATGGCATTCTCTCCGTCCTTACTCCAGCGATGCACCACGGCAGGATCACTGAACTCAGACCATACGCCGTTTTCCTTAAAACGTGTACAACCCCATTCAACCTGATGGTCTATGTCCGTACCAAGATAATTATCCGTCCAGCCTTCCGGAACATAACCATCTTTCTGCTGACTGTCCGGCTTTTCAGGGGTGTTATCTATGATATTGCCTCTTGTGTATATATACTCATAGCCCTTACCGTCTTTCCCGTCCGATATCATAAGCTGCCATCTTCCGTCCTGATAGATGTAGGTGGCGCGGTCAGTTGTGTTACGGTATGAATCACCGTTTTTCGGGTTGGCTGGAGCCGTGGCAAATTCACCAAGGAAAGTGATGCTCTCGCCTTTCAGTTCACGCCCGTCAAGAAGCATGTCCCAGTCTTCGTTAACCTCCCAGTCGGCAGGTTTCCCAGCAAGATAATAACCACCGTCCTTCTTTCTTAAGAAATTGCCGCCTTTGACACGCAATATTCTGATGGGAGGATTGGATGTTTCCACCTTAGATATAAAGACACAGTTGGCAAGAGTGACCATTGTATTGGCTTTGTACGGGGTTTTGGCGGATTCCCAATGACCGCCACCTACTACGGACAATCCCGGATCACCTTTATCACCTTTGTCCACTTGTTTCAGCCATGCCGGGTTATCATCTGACGGTTCTGTTGTCGTTCCGTTATCATCAACACACAACCACAAAGCCCCGTTATGTGACACCCGGTCATAGTAAGCGTACTTACCTGCAACCCATTCACCCTTGTCCAAGGGTACACGAACCTTGTTCCCCGTTATCTCATCTATCTGAAAGATAAGCCCAGTCATGATAATGTTTTGAAGAACGGCTGAGTAATTGTCCGCATTAATACCGGCTACAGTCATGCCTTTTTTCTTGCCGAACCACGCAGGCATCTGCGCCGGCTCCGGGTCCCAAGTGTTGGCATTGTCAAAGAATGTAATACAGTTGTTTCCGTTGACTGAATCAATAAGTATATAAGTCTGACGTTCCGGGTCCGTAAAATTACCTGTTTGTGCCAATACCATCTGCTCGGCAGGTTTCCAGTCAGAATGTCCCGGACGGGGAATGACAGTAAATTTCTTGGCGGTATAATCTGCGGCAGTCACCCGGAATTTCATCTCTTCAAAGCCATTCAGCTTGCCTTCGCTATTCTTAGTCACAAAATAGGTGGTAAGGATATCATCAACAAACTGGCTCAATCCGTCCGCGTCCGTCAGATCGGGAGTGATGGTGTAGGTTCCATCGCCGTTATCCACGTATGACAATACGCTACAACCGCCACCGGGGGAGTTTACCATACGTCCTTTGAAATAGGTTGTACGGTTATAGGCTATTTCAGGGACAAACAAACGCTTACGGAAAACGCCGCTTCCCATTTCCATGTCACCCTTTTCGTCTATGTATCCACCTGATACACCAGTAACGAAATCACCGAACTTGGCATATTTATTAATCAAGACTCCGCCCAGTAAGGATAACAAGTACTTAGTGGAATCCGCCACGTCCTTCCGCAAGAATATCTCTTTCATCTTCTCCACACTGTTCTCTATCTCAATCATTACACGCAATGCGCTCATCACGTCTTCATCGGTGTAGGTAACATCCTTGTCACCCTGCTTCACAATGCGGCTTACCAAATTCCCGGATATTTTCAGACCTTTAAGAAAATTGATTATGCCTTGCGCATCATCATCGTTCAGCGCGGATAAGAACCAGTCAAGCACAGGCGTATTCTTATCCAGCGTGTATGCAGATGTGGCATGGTCAGCGTTAGTGACATCGCCCCCGCCACCACTGCCGCCACCGCCGTTCTGCTTTATCTCTTCAACCTCAATGGAGATCTTGCTAAAGTTGCTGTTGATGCGGTCTGCCGTTTCGCTCCAAGTTCCTGTTTTGTTTATTGTATTAAGTTCCATATATTCTGTTCTACTTTTACCATTCCGCATCCGGATGCACTTCAATGGACAGACGGAACATTATTTTAGTGATTAACTTTTTAATTATCATAATTTTACATTTTTGTATCTTCGATGTAAGGATTGGTTAGATCCATGAGAACATATTGAATTAAAGCATCAATAACAACGTTAGCTATCTTCATCCCCCCTGCGGAATTTGGATGTACTTGATCCTGCAAATACGTTGTGATATTAAGTGTTGATATTCCACTTAATGCATTTACATCAATTACGGGGACGGAATATATTGCACATACTTCTCTTATCACACTCCCGTAATCTTGTATCGTTAATCCTATATTATTTTTATAAGGATAATCAGCATTATTATGAGAGTTGTAAAAATTATGTGGTATGCAAGCGAATATCTTGGCATCCGGCAATCTTTTGATAATCTTTCTCAACATTAGCCCATAGGCGTATTTTAAATGATTTTCGTCCTGATCGTCAAGCTCCCCGATTTGGGCATTTGCCGTGATATCATTAGCGGAGGCATATATGACTAATACATCCGTATCGGTCGGAATAGTATTTATTCGGCCGTCACCACACATATTATCCTGTATAGTGATAGTTCCTTCTTCGGGATGAGCGGCATTATAGTAGCCATTTTCGTCCACTTTCTTGGTTTTTGGGGAAATGGATGTAACCTTGGAGCCTCCGATACCTCGGCAATAATGTGTTGAGAATTGAAGATATTTCCACACATACTTCTGCCACGAGATCAGTTCTACGATCGAATCTCCAAATGAACAAAATTTCTTCCCCTTATACGCCATATTGATTATTTCATTTCTATCTAATTTTACATTTCTCACATTTTGCGGATTGCAAGGGTAATAATTCAACGAGACAAACGGGGAGTCCACACTGTTGAAATTAAAAATTATATATTCCCAATTTTTTTCACCTGTCATCACCTCCCTAAAGGTTTTTGTTTGACTGCCCCTATACCCAATCCACGTACCATCTGCTGCATACACGGCGACTGAAAATGCATTGGTAAATACAGATGTTATGTTGTCAACGACTCTGATCAATCGTGTAGTATTATAAGCTTCGTTTGACTGTAACGATCCATTTACATTGTTATAACCATCAATAAGATTATCATTTGTTATCAGATTTTTATCTAAATAAGTTTCAGGAAGCTGTGTTATACCGAATTCAAGCGGAATAAAATTCTCATTGAATGATAGATAATAAAAATCTCTTGCGTTATTATTCCAAGCCCTGCAATATGATGCTTCTGATGGTATCTCTCTTTTTGAAATATTCTTTCCCGTTGAAGCACCCATATTAACCGTGCCAAGCAGCGTGCCATTATCTCTATAAAAATAAACCGAATATGCATTGGTATAGATATACTCTTCTCCTGCCGGTATATCAATTCTTTCTATAACAATCCCATTCCCATTTACAATATTTCCGGCTCCGTCTATTGTCTTATTGGTGAGCAAAAGTTCGTCATATACCTTGTTGATTGACACATCCTGCAACATATGTCGTATTGTCATCAAGTCGTTTTTAACCTCTTCAAGAGAGTCAATGGTTAATACTTCGATCCAATTCTTGTCATTTATCCAATTTGAATTCTCTACATTATCAGAATTATATATTTCAATTGTAAACCTGTCTTCGTTTTGATACGATAAGATAAATCCTTTTCTCCGGTTAATACTGCTTATCGACAACCTCGTATTAGATTTGTTTGAATTATACACGACAGAATCGTACATGTAAGAATCAAGCGGTATATAATTACTCGTTTCAGAATTGTACAGATATACCCTATATCTGTTTGTCAAATCTCTATAAGTAAAAACCAATCCGATTTTTTTATTGTAAGTATTCGGCAGAGCATTTCGAGCAGCATCGGGCGTGTTGTAATTATTGCCGGTTATTGCCGTGACATTGATAAAGGGAAATTTGGTCGATGGCAGCAATGGGCACCAAAATAAATCATCGCTCCAATATTGATCATCCATAGATGTTCCTATATACATTTCAACAGTGAGTTCCCCAGTTGCTCCATTCCTATAACTTAAAATCTTTCCTGTACTTCTATTTTCTTTTGGAATTCCAAGTCTGGTTTTTGAAAAATCTGTATCAAATTGTGTTGAAATGGCACTTCCTTTATTTAACCCCGACATTTCTGTAGCCAGACTCTTACGCGTTTTGGGGTTAACCACCGCATCATAGATGGTAGCCGGGAATATGGTTTGTCCGCCCTTCGTCAGTTTATGCATTTTTGCCATAATGTATCTTATTTTTAGCCTAAGTTCCGCCGGAACTTGGGCTGTTGTTATTTTATGTAATTATTTATTAACTATTAAAATCACTCAGTACATCATCATACTCCTTATCTGACAGAGATACGCTCTGCACCGCATTGTATGCGGCATAATCCGGATAGGGCATGATCTCCGCTGTGCTCTCATCCGTCTTCCCGGTAGTCAGCACAATCCCTGTATCTTCAATAGATACAAGGTTGCAGATGCCATCTCTAAAGTCAGAATCAGAAATGAAGTATTCCCGTTTGACCTTCAGCATACCAGGGGAGAAGCCGGGGTTGTCAAAAGCGACAAGCAGACTGCCATCTTCCATACGGCTGCAACCCACATACTCTTGCCCATCAAAAGAGGCTATAAACTTTCCCTTAAACGGATTGAAGTAAGTAAACCGGAAGGGAGTTGATATGTCTCCATTCAGGTTTTTCTCTATAATTTTAAAATCGGACTGATAATTAATTCTCATAATACACTATAATATTGATGCTACATCATCTATCTCCTCGGCTGTCAGGATACCGGAAAGATCAACACTTCCACCGCCTCCTGTCGTGCCTGTATCACTCCAAACGCCTCTCGTCTTACATTGATACAGAGGACCCGGTATGGTATCCCCCACAACTGCCCAGTCACCCACAACAGGAGATGGGACAGCCGCTTTCAGCGAATCAAGAGTGGGAAACAATCCCTTGTTGCGTATAGCGTTCTGCTTGACCTTCTCCACTTCAGTGGAGGTCTTGCTGAAGTTGTTGTTAAGACGGTCTGCCGTTTCACTCCAAGTTCCTGTTTTGTTAATAGTATTAAGTTCCATATCACTTCATTTTATTTGGGCAACATGTTCTGATCCCATACAATCTCAGAACCTTTAACCATAATTATGCGTCCTCCCATTATCTGGGTCTGATATATATAACCGTCACTTCCTTTTTGCTCAACAACCATACTGTCCGGGCGGAAATACAATACATCACTATTGGAAGGATCATTCATAAAAATACGGGGAACCATACCGTTCAATCCATATTGAAGAGATATGTCCAAAAGCGAATTACCATCATCATCATGAATATCAATTGACGGTCTTCCATATTCATCTTCAGGAAATATGGTTATCTCATAACCTGACGGTGAGGAAACCTTCACTTTCCCGACAAATTCAGGATTTCCGTCAGCATCCCATTTAATGTTCCCATTGGCAAGCTGCCCGGAACCATCCTCATTCAACAGTATCTTACCATTGGCTATTTCAACCTTTCCCCGGAAATATCCGCCCAAAGCATAGATATATCCTCTCAAAAACACATCACCACCATGAGTCGCAACAAAGTTCGCCATGTTCGCCCATTCCGCATCTGTGGGCTGGTAATTAGGATCATTACGGAACCTCATTACAGTCAGAATCGCCTGTTCAAGTTTTCCTCCTGCCCAAAACGCCACATCATCATCGTCATTGTATATGCCGCTAACTCCGGCTGTGACCTTCTGTAACTTGCCATTCTTGTAATTACCCAGTTGGATCATATTGGCCAATATCAGACCACCAAGAATATCCACAGAACCATCCTTGATCGCACTGGCGATATAATTGATTGACTGGAAACCGGCTGTTGCCTTGTCGTTGTCAAGAATTGAAGGCTTCCAGTCAGTAGCGATGGTTCCACGCTCTAACTGAAGGTCACAAACGGTTGCGGTACCACTGACAAGAAATATACCACTGCCATTGAAGGTGATCTTATGGGTATATCTCTGATAAGAGGATGTGAGAGGTTGAGAAACACTGAAAGAACCGCACGAAACAGACACAGACGTACCCTTTGCTTTATAACTGATAACATAACTTTCTCCTTTAATCAATGATACGGACTGAGACAAACTACCGATTGATGCAGAATACCCAGAGCCGGCAGCACTATCTGCGGATACGGTAGCCACTCCCGTCCAATATTCCAGTTGCTTGCTAAAAAGTTCGGTATCCGCCGATAACTCGGTAGCGGCAGACAGGTCCTCTGTTTCATAATCTCCAGTAAACCCGGAGTTACGCAACAGATTGACACTTCCGACAGCCGCATTGTCTATCGCATCCTTGGCCTCTTGGGCAAGATCTGCGGCCGCCTGTATCTCATCCGGCAAGCCTTCCATATTCTTCCATCCGGTGGAGCCTTTTTCGATGTGGAACATACCCTTGATATCAACACCTTTATCCTGAGTGTATTCCATGTAAGTGGTCCGGTCCTTGTCGCCAATATATGTATCTCCGTACACCTTCATCCGGGCCTTGCCGGTAGATTTGTCAAAATCAAAAGAAATGACATCTTTCCCGGTCAAGGTAAAATCATTAATACCCTGATACATGATGATGGACGGAGAAACTTCGTTCACCGAAGAGAGAATTATCGCCGCCTGTCGGGTGATATCGGTCTTATGACCTAATCCCACGATATCATCACCTGCCACCGGAACATCGTTCTCGACATTAGGATCACACACGGTCTTGGACAGGTCTATATAATTCTCGCCTACTGCTGTGACCAACCGCCAGTAATAGCGGTTGCCGACATGATGCGAAATGCCTGTCTTGATATTGCACTCCTGTGCGATGGCGAGAGATCCCAGAGTAAACTGGTTCTCTATCTCAATTCCGTCTTCCTCTTCCTTGAAATAACAACGGTAGACATCATCTAACTCATCCACACGGTTGCATTTCATGCCTGCATGGGAAATCACCTGCTCGCCACCTACATACGTCTTCTTCTTTACTTCAAGCTCGTCAAAAACGGCTTTGACCTTGACATACAGATAATCAACAACAGCCTGTGACATACCGTTCTCAAGTACAGTAATTCCACTACCGTTCTTACCTATCAAAAGACCTTTCAAGAAAGTGATCAGACCGTTGGCGGTGTCTGAAATATCTTTACGAAGGAACATTGCTAATGAGCGTAAAGCAGAGAACACATTACTATTGCTAGGAGCAGTCGAATCATTTGTACGGATTATATAAACCCCTTTTCCACCTCCATTAGTGTACGTCTGACCTTTATAAGTAAGATTGTCAACTTTATTTTCAAGTTCTCCAATTCGTGAATATGCTGTGCTTTCACCTATTGTATATACAGGAGCATCGTAAGGTAAATCAAGCTTTATTTCAAGACCTATAACTCTAGATATCCGACTAGTCTCAAAGAAAGATTTATTGACAAGCTCTATTCTTTGGCCAATGTCAAATGTCCGGCTGATCATGTTTTCTTTTACCCATGATGATGCAAGGGTAGTATTGTATGTACCATCATCAACCATCATCTTTTTTACACAATCCACCGTTTTGTCTCTTAATTCTTGCTCGGCATTTGATACGAGGCCAAGGTCCGTTATCTTCGTACTATCCCAGCCGTAAAGAATGAATTTATCTCCTGTAGTAGGTTTTAATGTTTCATCGGGCAATGTCCTTCCATAATTATCATTGGCAACAATTTCATAGACATCACTTTCAAGTGTTACGCTTCCTAAACTAGTGCCAGCCTTATGAAATGTTACACCGAAATCCATACCATTAAGTAAACCAGACTGGAATACCAATCTAAGTTCTTCTCCATCAATAATATAACTTTCATCAAAGACAAGTCCACTAGTATCGGTTACATAATAAAATGTCTGGGTTACTGTTTCTTGTGTTTCTTCATCTTCTATCGTAGACGTATAACTGCCAACCGTACCAACAACACATTCAGTACGTGGATAGACTTCATCAAGGAATATAATATCTTCAATAGCTTCCTCCTGCGGCATTTCCGTGCCTATATCATAACCTTCTTCACCAATATATACCCTTTTACCATCCTTATACCGATAAGCATCAATATACGGTGTTCCTTCTGGTAACATCAACCGCTTTTGAACAATACCATTTACCACTACTGTTTCATCAACAGGCCGATAGTTGGAAGGAATGTTTCTTGTTGATCCAAAAGCATACACACGTGTAGCATAGGTTCCTTGGCTTTCACTGCGTGGCATTTCTTGGGCTTCTACACCCAGCTCTATCCTAACAGCATCTCCATTCTCACAACGTCCAAATCGGATAATATTATCTTCTACCCACCACTCACAATTCCACGTTTCTGCCATGTTAGTAAGAGCATCCAGCAGGTTGATATTCTCATAAGACATCAACTTAGCTGAATTCTCTACTGACGAATCTATAGAAAAATCGAAATCATTACCCCTGTATTTGTAACCAAGAGCTTGTAAGTTTCGGAGGAACACACCTAATTGCATATCCAATGAGGCAGTAAGGTTCCAAGACGCTTCCTGGCCTGCCACCTCCGGCATGTACTTAAATTTCTTATTTTTCCATTTCCAATAGTAAGCATCAAGACGCAACTCGTAATTATAGCCGCCCGTAGACTGGTCATAAGTAGGTGTCGGCAAATCTACAATTTCATATATCTTTGCGAATTTACCACCTAGGGATTCATCTAATATCCCCGACAAGTCCACATAATCACCCATCTTAAAATTAATAGGAGTTAGGACGTTAAAAGGAAGAGTAATGTAATCCTCCTTACCCAATGAATAACGACCTATCGAACCAACGTTGAAGTCTGTGGAGAAACGAATATCCCCTGATATGTTTTTAATGTCTATTAGTCCCATACGAGTATTGTATAGCTTCATACAATGTTATGTAGCAAATATACAAATAAATTACATGATAGCAATTATATTTAAAGAAAAAATCATGTTGTCCTATCCGCAGGATTAGGCTCCACTAATTTCAAGGAAAAACTAGCGATTCCCCTCATAAACTGTGTAAATTGGTTACATGACAAATAAATTGTCTTATACACAACATTTGGCTGATATTTGCTTCTGATATGCAAAACCCCAGTGGCGAGTTCTTCACAAAAAGAATTATATCTAGCGAAAAACTGATCTTCGCTTTTAGCCGTAAGATTAAATGTAAGTGTAATATTCCTTTCGTCAATCTTAGAATTTGAAGTTATAACTCGCTTACCGTTTTCCAGACGTGACTTGTTTTCTATAAATTCTTTCATCGGTGGTGGTGCCATTAACGCCGACAAAGAAGAAGTATCCATACTTATTCCCCATGTGGTATAAGAATCCTTATCATTTATATAAAATTCTCCTTCCATGTTACATATTTTTAGTATTATCTACTATTTTATCTAATTTCGATCCTAACTCAAGGATAGGCTTTGTGTATTTTACGATATCTTCCAAATAACCGTTAGTAATCACATGCTGATTCAAGATGTTACCCAACGTAGCATTGCCCTCCGTTGAAATAGAAATCAAAGATCCTATGCCGACAACAACATTTATCATCTGGCTCTTTATTTCCTCATTTGAAACCTGCAATGCTGTAAACCTACCGCTTAGTTCTCCTGCATCTTCATGTGTCATTTCAGTGCCAAACCCTCTTGATGAAGAAGATTGGGAATAGGATTCCTGTGAAATCTTGTCATATCCGGTTGCGGCAGCAAGCTCATCACGAAGTTTCATGGCTTCATCCACATACTTCATATATTCATCTTGCAAGGCTTTCCTTTCCTCTTCGGTCAGCTCGTTATCCTCCATGCTGGCACCAAACTTTTCCCACCATTCCTCCAACTTTTCACTGTATAACTCACCAATCTTATTGGAAAGCATGGCACGCATAAAGTATTCTGATATATCTTCCGATGCTGCCTTCGCATCGTATTTCATATCCATAAGATTGTCTACAAAACTATCATACATAGAATCAAATGACATTCCAGTCAGACCCTCGTAAAGTTCATTCGTCAGTTCTTCCAACGTACCAGCTTGATCAATATAGTCATTCAACTTATCAGTCAGACGATCACCGTATCCACCTTTGCCGGTATTCTGAATGGTTTCCCACATATCTACTGTCTCACGGAGCATTTTCATTTCTTCTGGGGTAAGATTCCAGATATCACCATTCCAATCACGACCAATCTTTCCACTCAGACGGTCTATCTGTTCCTGAGAAAAACCGCCCCAATAATAATTCCAACTATGATGAGAACCAGAATAACGTGCTTGTTCCTGCGCTATACGCTTATAATTATCAATAGTTTCTTTTTGATACTTATAAGCATCCCGGTATGCGGCAACAGACTGCGTTCCCTTGCTTGCCTTCATTTCGTCAGTCAAGTCTTCAATGGCAGTTTGTAACGTTTCGTTACGGTCTGTCAATCTGTTGATAGCTTCCTCGACCTCTTTTTTATTACCGCCAATACCAAACAAAGAATTAAAACCACCGAAAGAAATCGCATTAAGGATATTACCTATTCCATTTTTCAATGAATTCCCAATTGTAACAAACAAGTCTCCAGACAAAACATCACTGATAATCCCACTGACCGCATTTAGAACAGCATCAAGCAGACCACCGACAAGATCACTCAATCCGTCTTTGAGTACGTCAATAATAGACAAAATCCATCCGACAATGGGAACTTCTTGAAGCGATTCCGATGTCTTACCTATGACGTCCTTGAATCCGTTCACGGTTTTGATAATTCCACTATATGCGTTATACAACCCTCCGGATGAAATCTGCTGCAAGCCTCCCAACAAATTTTCCATACTTGTTTTCAGTCTGGTGGCGGTATCAGTCATATTACGCTGGGCCTGATTGGCGATATCAGTCTGTGTCTTTACATTGGCGGATGCAATGTCAGCATTCTGCTGCGCTGTTTCAAGAGCGTTTGCAGCGGCTTGTTTCTCACTTTCCGTTCCGTCCTTCTGTGCCTTGGCGTAGTCTTCTTGCGCCTTTTGAAGTTTCTCCAAGGCATCCGTTTCGATTCCTACGGCATTGATACGGTTTTGCTCGGCTCTATGATAGGCTTTTACATCCTCTCCAAGTTTCTTGAAGTTGACTCCACTTGTACCACCCAAAGACTTTTCCATCTGACTGATGGCGTCAATCAATGATTTCTGACTTGCCTGATCGGAGTTTTTGAACTTGTCGGTTTGGATGTACTTTTTAGCTTCGTCCAAGGCAGGCTTTACCATGTCGGAAAACATGGAACCAAACTCACCAAACACAGTAACCCAATCTATATTGGCTTTTATGGCTTCCGTTTCCTTGTTCTGTATGGCAACATCACGTTGTTTCTCCAGCAACTTTACTTGTGCACTATTAGCACCGCTTTCTTCCTGTGCTTTCCTTATTTTTTCCGAATACTCTTGGGCGATAGCCAATTTCTGTTGCTGAAACGTGCCATATTCTTTCAAGTAATCGTTCAAAGCCTGTTGTTCGGCTTTAAGTTGCTCCTTGGTTACATTAGTAATATCTTTATCCCTCATGCTTTCGGCATTGGCATAAGCTTCCGAGATTTCCCGTACCTGCTTGTCGGTCAACTTGCCATTACCGGCTTTGCTCCATTCTTCCTCCTGTTTTCTTATCGCATCAATCTGTTTCTGATAATCAAGGTCAATCTGTTTCAACTTCTTTTCCGTGCCTTCTCTCATCAGGTTGATTTCATCCTGTTGGTTCTGACGGTGAAGTGAAAGAAGTTGCCCGTCCAGCTTTTCCTGATTTTCTTTTTGCTTTTTTGCTAGATTTTCCTGTCTGGTCAGTGCGCTTCCGGTTACTCCGCCTAGCTCCTTGTATGTCTTTTCGGATGCCTCCATCTTATCTTTGGCTTCTTTCACCTGTTTCGATGTAGCCGTCTGATCTTTGATTAATGCCTCATACCCTTTTTTCGCTTTCTCCCATTCGACTTTAGCATTTGCCAAATCTTCCTGATATGTAGTTTTATTTTTTTCTTCATCAATACGTGACTGTTTCTTGGATTTTGCCGTATCAATCAGTGTCTGTATATCTTTTACATCATAAATTGCTTCATCAGACAATGAACCTTTTACGTCAATAGGTAATCGTAACTTGATTTTTCCATTTTCCCCCTTACCTTTGATACGCTTTTCAAGTTCTGCAATGTAACGGTCAAACTTGCTTATATCAATATTGTTTAGTCCTGATATGAACTGCTCGGAAATGCCTTTGCCTTTTTCTTGTAATAAAACATCCCTATCAGCACGCAAATCTTTCAATTTCTTCACATACCCATCAATTCCTTGTTGCCCAGACAAGGATTTAAGAAGATTCTCGTAATACTTAATTTCTGCTTCGATGTCTGAAAGTTCTTTTTCCTGCTTTTCTCCGGCGCGTTTTGTATCTTCTGCTGCAATCTGTTGTTTCAGTTTGAGAATATCAGCCAATTTGATACTTTCTATATCATACTGTTCGAATATTTTAGGATATTCTTTACGTAATTCTGCAAGACTTTGCCCACGTTGCAAATCAGACAAAGCAATGTCACGGGAGCTTTGAACAAGAGAATCAATCTTTTGTTTATGTTCCTGTTCTAATTTTTGCGCTTCTTCCTGCTTTTTATTGAAACGGTCCAATGCTTTTTCTGATTCTGTTGTGGAATCATGAAATGTCCACATTGCAGCTCCAAGCCCTACAACAGCAGTTGCCAATAACACATACGGATTAGTAAGCATGACAGCGTTCAAAGCTTTTTGTGCTGTTGTCTGCAAGACCAGCCATCCGTAGTGGGCACGTTCGGCAATAGTTAGAGCGGCAATACCTGAAGCTTGTAAAGCTTGCAAAGCCGTGACTGTCATCACAGCCACTTTATATACGCCATAAGTTGCTACAAGACCAACAAGAACTTTTCCCACTTTCTCATAATTCTCAACCAAATAAGAAACACCGGACAGAGCTTCGTTTATAATTCCTTCATTGGCTTTCCCTATCTCATTGAACATGGTGGAAACAGCATCCTCTATATTAGAAATTTGCCCAGTGATTGTCTTGGACTGTTCTTGCATAAGGTTGTAGAACATTCCTCCCTCATTTGTAAGGTTTTGGATGACTTTCTGGACTTCCGGGAATCCCACTTTCCCTGCTTCAACTAGCCCTCTTACCTCATTTTCTGCTACTCCGAATACTTTTGCCAATTCGCGAATCATAGGAATACCACGACCTGTAAACTGATTTAAATCTGCGGTATATAACCGTCCTTGCGTCATGGTAGTACCATACAAATACACAATATCACCAAGTGGCTGAGAAAGGCCGGCGGCTATGTTTCCAAGACGTATCAAGTCGTCATTTACGTTTTCAACATTTTCTCCATAAGCAAGAAGTTGTTTAGCTCCATTTGCTACGCCTTGAAGGTCAAAAGGAGTGGTAGCAGCCGTTTTTACCAATTGCTGCATGAGGGCATTCGCCTTATCCTCACTGCCAAGCATTGTCTTAAATGCAACTTCCAATTGTTGGAATTCTCCTCGGACTTGTGCAATATTTGAAATTAATTCTTTTGCAGTAAAACCAGCTCCGAATGCTGCGGCAGCTCTAGTCATACGGTTAAACAGTTCTTCAATACCTAAACCGCTTTGCTCTATTTGCTTGGACGTGTTTTTTACACCATTCTCTACTTCACGAAGTCTACGTAAGAAATTAGAATTATCACCTGTAATGTCAAAATGTATTCCAGCCATAGGTCTTTTCGATAGAAATAGTTCCGTGCAACATCACACGGCATTGCAAATATAACAATAAAATGACATAGTTGGAGCCACAAAACATACAAAATATATTCAACGGTTTATTTTTCCCATCTTTAATTTTGTTTATATTATTATATAAATTACATTTGTATAATATCACAAAGTAAAAAGCAGAGCAATGGATTTTAAGGATAAAGTTGTACAGCTATCTGATAATATAAAAAAACAAAAAGACAAGATAGCTACAGAAGAAGCTACAAAAAACGCATTTATAATGCCAATGATTGCAGCCTTAGGATACGATGTTTTTAACCCTTTTGAGGTCGTGCCTGAAATGGATTGTGACTTAATAAAGAAAAAAGGAGAAAAAATCGATTATGCCATAATGAAGGATGAAAATCCTATACTTCTTATAGAATGCAAACACTGCAAGCAAGACCTAAACCTGCATGACACCCAACTACAAAAATATTTTGTAGCGTCAAAAGCCCGTTTTGGCGTGCTTACCAATGGGATAGAATATAGATTTTACACCGACTTGGAGAAAATCAATATTATGGATGAGAAACCTTTTCTTATCGTGAACATGCTTGACTTATCAGATGCGGATATAGAGCAACTAAAGAAATTCCATAAGTCATATTACAATGAAGAGGATGTTCTAAGTACGGCAAACGAATTGAAATACACGACAGAAATAAAATCAATATTGAATAACGAATTTGCATCACCTACAGCAGAATTTGTTCGATTCTTCGCACGTCAAGCCTATACTTCAGGTCAAATCACATCGAAGGTGATAGATATGTTTACACCACTCGTAAAGAAATCCATCACATCTGTTATTAATGATATTATTTCAGATAGACTAAATACAGCTATAAAAAACAGCGAGCAAACATCTGACTCACTCCAAACAATAGACAATACATCCATAAATACTTCCACAGAAGATACAGAAGAGAAACTCCCGGACGGAGTTGTATACATGGATAAAGAATCCGGTGTCGTAACAACACAAGAGGAATTAGATGCCTACAACATCGTAAGAAGCATTTTAAGAAAAAGCGTGGATGTGGCACGCATAACCTATAAAGACTATAAAAGTTACTTCGTTGTAAATATCGATAACAGCCAATGGTTCTGGATATGCCGTGTTTCTATCGGAGCAAGAAAAAAGCAAATAGGAATACCGGCAGACCAATATAAGAGTTGTGAATGGATTCAGATTGACAACATGGATGATATATTCAAATATGCAGACAGACTTGAAGAAGCATTAAAATTAGCAATGGGAAAATAATTATTAAAAGCGTACATTATGAAAAGAATTTTATTTTTTATGGCAATGTTGTCTATGTTTTTTTTAACAGCTTGTTCAGATGACAATGAAATACAAAAAGATGGAGAGACAGGAAATGGAAATCCGCCTTTATCTTCCATTGTTGGAACTTGGGAAAGTGGAAATTATTTTGTTTCATTTGGAGAAGATGAATTTTATTCCGCATATATAGCAGATGAATTTATTGACAGTGGAGACTATAAACAAACAGAAAACGAGGTTACATGTTCAAATAATTACTTTAATAGAAAAACAGTCTATACTATTAAAAACATATCTAAGACAGAGATGAAGGTGCAAGTTTCATATACCGACCTGTATGGAAAAACTAATAGCAAAGACATGACTTTTACAAAGTCAAATGAAGCCATAGTATCAAAAAGCAACACGTTGGCAGGTAAATCCATTACATCATATTCTTCTTACTTTGGAAATGTCACAAGAACATTTAATTCCTTTAATGCTGGGGTAAAATCAGCAACAAAAGGTAGTGCCGCAAAATATCCTTTAAATTTTTTCTATATCTATATCGGAAATAAAATGTATCATCAAGTTCTAAGAAACAACTCAATTCAAGTTCCTAGTATTGGAGGTTGGTCAACAAACTACAATGAGGTGATATGCTGGGAATTGCATTTCTCTGCCAATGGTTCTATAGATAGTTTCGATAAAATCGAAATATAAAATAAATACACATGATCATAGTTTTAAACTATGGCATTGTTCTATTTCACCGATAAAATACGGGAGTTTTTGTATAACCCCCGTATTTTTTTTGCATTTTATTTTTCACACTGTTCTATTTGTCGTATTCAATCCCATTTCATAGCTTTAATTTTTGCCATATTTGCAGGGTCATCGGCATTGATTACATTACGGTCTTGAGGTATGTTAATTCGCTTACGTTCCTCGTCAGACAAATATATGGACGTTACGGAATCGGCAAGAAGCAATTGCAAATTGGCATAGCTAATACCCCAAACAACATATTCAAAAGTCCATCCATACCGTTGACAAGCTGTATCTATCAATGTGCCATATATGCTTTTGCCGCCAAATGTAAGAGAATTATTATCCTTCTTGGCTCTCATGGCTTTTGCTTGCCATTCTTTTTCCTTATCTATTCCAAGGTGTTTTATATATGCTGATATGTCTCCTTCAGGCAATACCATAACCAACAGTTGTGCCATGCTGTCATCGTCAAGCTCCTTGCAGAAGAAATCGCACCTTTCCTGTACGAGATTGCAGTCAAACAGCTCATCTTTCTTATTGATGGTATGATAGGACAAAATACGGCACACGCTTTCTTTTTTTTCCTGACATATTCTCAACGCTTCCATATACGGATTAGCCTTGATAATTTCCAGATTTATGCCAAGACACTCCACAAGCCTTGATATTAGGTATGTTTTTCCAAGAGTAACCGGATATAGATAAAACTGACGTTGATTTACTTTAAAACCATGCGGACGTTCAATTATAGTATCCGCAATGTCCATGTCTATAAGTTTCCCATCTTCTAACATAACGGTTCTTGTTTTTTTAATTAATGCCGGATATCTTCACAGACAACCGGCATGAAAAGACATATGAACAACAAATCAAATTCTCAAAATCGAGCGGAAACACAGATTCGGACTGTGACCTCATATCTGGTTGATATGTGTGCATCCATTACACCATTTCCGCAAAGCACGTGAGTACAAAGCCCCCACGCTTGGCATTACCTATCAAAAACTTATTACCCACCAGAATTGGGAGCAACTTCAAATTTATCTCCATCTCCGGATGTGTCTTCCGGATCACATTCAATCTTAGTCGGCTTACCAGAAGTAGGCGTTGTTATAATCTTGCCCCATTGAATCTGTTTTTTGTCCGACCCCGGCTTCAAGGCATCAAAAGTATACGCCCAAATACCACCATCTGCCGCTGTAAATGAATCCTCAACAGAAACGGTAGTTTTCTCCATACAGAATCCCTGAACATCAGGATCTTCAGGCTGTAAAGCAACAGCATAATTATGTGCTACCACTCCATCACTATCACTTATAGGACGCTTACGCCCTTTTGCAGCACGAATATTGAAAGTAAGAGCATAGGTGTTTTTTCCATACTTTACATCCTCGTTCTCTCCTCCTTCAATCTTTGCTTCTTTCTTGTCACCTTTTGTCGTTGTCAACTGTGTGGAATCCTCTACCGGAGTAGGCAATTCTTCCCATGCAGGTGATACTGCATCAAGGTCTTTAATAAAAATACGGGGCTTACCCCATCCGATTACTGCCATAGTTCTATATTGCTTAATATAGTTAATACTTATTCGTTATTTATTTCAATATACAGTTTGTTGTTGATGAAATGTTCCGTGTGTCCATCCTCAAAAGAAACACCTGTTGGATTGGTTTTCTGACTGCATTTCGAAGGCACAGTATGATACTCATCTTTCCGTATAAAAAAAAGGAACTTGCATAATTCGCATAATTCACCGACACGTTGGGTATTCTTTTCCCATGCCTTTGTTCTAGCATTCCATTGGTCCCTAACATAAACATTGACATTCACATAAGCCCGCTGAATCTGACCGCATCCTTCATTAGCAAGAACAGATATAACAATATCCTCTCTGTCTGACTTGTTAGGTCTTCCCCTGTCACTCAATTTTCCAGTAATATCACTTTCAAGGCTACTACCTTTAATCTTGTGATAAACGAACTTTGCAATATCAATATCTGATTTCATCATTTGGCAATCTGTCTCTTTAATTTTTCAAGCATCTTGGGAACTTGGTCTATTGCCCATAGCTCCGTTGACGCAAGCACATCCTTGTTATCCATCGCTTCCACATATTCAGCATAGTTCATTCCGGCAACTATAACAAGCACATAGTCATTAGAATATCTTTTTACGATTTCCTCAGCTAGATCTTTTCCAACTTTTACGCCTTCTGAACCTTGCTTTATTTGGTTAAAGTCTGAGTATTGGACAATATTACCATTATGGGATATTACATAACCTACCGAACTACGAAGATTACCGGACCGGTCATACCAACTTTTATCACCTTCCCTGTCGCGTACTCTAGTCACACATTGTTCACCGAGATACGACAAAGCGCGTATTGTTAATCTTTCAACCCGTTGTGACTCCTTCATAAGTGTATTATGAATTTCATCAAGTTTGGTAGCCATTCTTATACCCATATCCTAAACCCAAATTTTACACTGAAGCTGGTAACGATGAAAACCTTTCACTTCAAATTCTCTTTCAATTTCTCCGATAAGATTAATCTTAACCCTGTCTCCAATAGTAAACGTATGACAATCACTTGGAAGATAAACAGTGTATGAATAGCTTCTTACAACACCATCCTCAAACTCTCTTTGTTCCGCTTTTCCAGCAGGTACGGCATCACAAGGTATCGCGCCTTTCCATTCAGAGGAACCGGGATGATAATCGCCATTTTCGTCATCATATCCAGAACCGGATACAAGATATGACAAACGGTGGGGTTTTCTATTCAATACTGCCATTCTACAACAAACAATCACCTACATATACCGTTGGTTTTGCCTCCAGTTCTACTAAAGGTTCACCAATAGTCTTGTAGATAGAGTTAACACGTAACAAAATACGTTCCTTGTCTTTATCGGACAAAGCCCCGAAGGACTTGTCCGCTTCAGAGAAATTGATAGCCTGAACCAAAGACCAAAGACAATCAGCTAAAGCCCCTTGATATTCGTTGGAATGAGCTATGTCGCAATCAAACTCATCATCGCCATTGAGATTACGTTTAATCATCACATTCTCTACAAACCCAATAGAAATCGGATAGTGTATTTCGTCTATGAGAGCTTGCTGTATTGTCTTCATGGCTTATTCTGATTTATGAGATTCAACTGCGGATTTCAATTTCGCTTCGTCAAAGTCATTCAGCCTGTTCACGGCGGCAATCAGCTTGTCATCTGCAATAGTTGAAGCTAGATTTTTGCCTGTTATTTTATTGAATTCCTTGACAAACTCCGGCTTCTTGTAAGCATTTCCCCAAATAGTGATTTTCACATCCGTACTGTCAGAAGATTCGGCTGAAGAATCCACCGCTTGAGCTTCCGAAATATCAAGAGAGTAGATTTGATCCACGTTCTCAATAACAGAGAGCACAAGAGCCTGCCCACTCGTAGTTTCGGTAAACGGCTCCGTTGTTCTGTAACGGCTGATGAGTTTGTACTCATCAACGGTTGAATAAACAACACCCTCTACCGGATTTGTCTTTTCCGCAAGCGTTCCCCACACCAAAGCACCGACTTCTTCTGTGGTAAGGAAAATCAACTTGTTCGGGTTCCATGGCTTGTACGGTTTCCTTTTGCCGTTCTTCTCTGAGATGATTGAACGGTCAATCTTCAGGAATCTGACACCGTTGTTATCATCCGCAAATGCTTCGTCAAACAATGAAGCTGTAGGAACGGGAAGCTTAGTGCTACTATCAAAGGTCTGACCGCGATAATTAGCCACCAGTTCTTTTGCTCCTTGTGTTTGACGCAACTTGTTATAAGTTGACAACGCAATGGCAATAGTAATGATTGTGTCACCGTTATTGTCAGCATTAGCTAATACACGCTTAATGTCATCAAGCGTAAGTTCATTCTGTGTCTCAACACCAAAACAGTTTTCAGGCAAATAACCGAAGTTGATACGCAAAGCCGTACCAGTATTGTTTTCATCTTCTACAGCCACAATACCATTGGACAATCCGGTCAAAAAGTTCGCTTCATTCTGTTCATCAATACCGACAGAACAAGCTATCGGATCAGATGTAAGTTTGTTAGCGATATTAGTCCATTCCGCACCTTGCGCTTTCATTATGTTAACGGCATTGATATCCGATTCAAACATGATTTTTTTCATACCGATTTTCGGCAGAGAACCATTGGCGTGAGCAATGGCATCGCGGCTCTTTATCGGAAGAGGTGAGTTCATAGACACCATATCTGCGGCAACGTAAGTAGTGTTTACTGCTGCATTAGACCATTTTTGGTCAGCCGAGTAAACTTTTCTCAACATTGTCTTGTGCAGATATGTACGTTTCTGTTCTCCATTACGTTTGCCATTTACCGTATCTACTACGTTCTGAAGTCTCGGAAAAATCTTTCTGATGTATTCCACAAATTGTGATTGTACCATTTTTTATTCCCTTTTTTAATCGTGCATGAATACTAATCCGGGCAAGACCGTCTTCATTTCGGCTTTGATACTATCCACTGAATACGGACTTGCTTTATCATTCACTTCACCATCGTACATGATTGCTGCTAAAGGAGCATCCTTTGTAACGCTTCTTACCAATACACCTACATAATGATGACTACCTGGCAATGTGTCATATTTATCATAATCCGATTCTTTTAACGGCATAGGTTTGAATAGTGTTTCATCATCATCTGATGCGATAATAACATGACCAGCCTTAATTACATCATATGGATAACCACTGACATCAAGTGTGCGACCACCAATGATACCAGCACCGTATCGTCTGATTACAACCGAATCAAGACCGGAAGTAATCACCTGCAATTCACTTGCTAAATTTGCTGTTGCACCCATTTTTAATACTTAGTTTTTTGTTAATGTTTAGAATGTGTCAGCCAACGCTTTGATTTCAGCGTCACTAATCACTTCATCTTGTTTTCCCGAACTTTTACCACCTGCGGCAGGCGGATTAGCCAATGTAGACAAACCAGCATCTGCACGTTCTTGGTTGTAATTCTTCAGGTCTTCCTCAACTTCCGAATAAAACTCGTCAAACTCCTCTTCGGTTTTAAATTTCATGCGGTCGAAACTTTTCAGGATGCGACTGCCGAAAGAACCCGAATCTTTGAGCAACTCGTTGAGCTTGGATTTTCTTGATGTAGTGACTTTTTCACCTTTCAATACCGAAATTTCATTGGTAAGTGTATCAACCTTGTCAAGCAATCCCTTTGCCCATGCTGGAGCATCATCATTCTTTTTATTTTGTTGAGGATCATTTTTATTTGAACCCGTCTGACGATTGTTTGAAGTATTCGATGATGGATCATCGTCGCCATCGGTTCCGTCATCGTCATTCTTTTTGCGGTTTTCTTCGATTACTCGGTTTGCAAAAGACTGGCTGACTTGCAAGTAGGGGAGAACCGCATCAATAGCTGTATCTATTTCTGCGTTTACATCCTCGTCGGAGGCATCATCTGTGGAAGTTAGATTGTCGGCAATCTTGGCAGCGACACTCATTAGTTCCTTTTTATTGAACCCGAACGCCTTCACTTTCGGTTTCAATTTCAACAAAACCTGTTGTTTTCTATCCATTGTACAATGTTTTAATTAATAAAAACGGCCTGCAAAACATTACATGCAAGCAGACCGTCAACCTTCTTAATCATACATTAAGAGCAATGAATGTATTCACGACAAGTTCGGTTGCATGTAACTTCACATGCTTTATGCAAATATACGAAAAGTGATTCTTTTTACTTCGCTTTAAGTGTTAAACTATTATAATAAAACGCACGGCACGAAAGTAATCTTGTACTCCGTGCCGTGAAACTGAATGTAATTGTACATCAGTAGTTATTCTTTGAGATACTTATAAGCCTTTAGATATTTATTCAGCCTTGATAAATCGCTCTCTGTAATTTGCTCCAGTCGGGTAATGTCCATATTATCTTCTAAATCGTGTAACTTTACTTGTCTTCCAATCGGATTAAAGCGGGAACGCTTGATAAAATCTTCATAGCTTTCATCTTTGTTGCGGGTGACAGAAAGAATGGCATCAACGATATTACGAGGAAATCCTTCCATTAGTAAATATTCAGCAGTAACTTCAGTATCTTCTATCGTATCGTGCAACAAAGCAACAATTCTTTCTTCATCAGTAGAGCATCTGTTTGAAACACGGATAGGATGGAAAATATAAGGTGCTCCAGCTTTGTCAACTTGATAAATATGCGCGTCTGTTGCTATTTGAAGAGCTTTTTCTAATAAAGTACTAGTATTTGTCATATTCTGATTTTGAAATTTCTTTTCCTCCAAGAATTATATCACAAACAGTCTCATTGGATTGCGGAATTTCCATCTCATTACGTCCATGATGTTTTATATATGATTTTGTTTGATCGTTATCGAGATATAAACGGATAACGGCTTCCTCAAAATCGTCCAGCAAATAGACCGTTTCGCCTGACTGTAATTTGTTATATAATTCCTTTTGGTTCATTTTTATATGTAAAGATAGTGATTTTTATTGGAAATGACTATAATATTCGATTGATTTTTCAGCTATTTTTTGCGCTTTTTTATCAGCTTTGTCTAATACTCGCCATTCTTCATAATATTTATGTCCTAATCCACCTTCCATACCTGTTTGCTCCTGTATTTCTTTCCAACGTTTTTCTCCAAGAATTCTTTTTGCGTCTTCTGGTTTTTCTTTGGCATAAATCATACGATCTGTATTAACTTGAATCTCAGCAATTAATCCGTTAGATGTTTGAATATTAACTATATTGCCACTATATCCCATAAATGATTCCGGTTTTTGTCTTTTCAGTCGCACAAACGAATCGTTTTCAGATAGTTCGTTCAAGACTTGATCTATTTGTGATTTGGGAACTATGATTGTCGTCCTAACTGCGTCTTTTATATCGTATGGAGTTATACCCTCCGTTGTCGCTTTTCTTACTATTGATGAAATGCTTTTGTAATTGATTGGAGTTACAAATCCTTTATTATTTTTAGCGATGGATTCTGCTAAACTTTGTACCTCCTTCCCAACTAAAGAAGCACGATTAACAAGCTCTTTAGCTGAATTCTCAGTATTTATATTCTGAACAATTGATTTGTTATCTCTCAAAAAATAAGGTAAGGTGTTTCTTTCCCGCGCTTTCTCAATCTTTTGTTGGTTGTCAAGTACCCATTTTTTAAATTCGTCAGGAATATCCTTTACTTCATTAATACTTTCTGTAGAAACATCGCTAAGCCCATCCCATTCCCAGAATTCTTCTTCTGTTTTGAGGATGGGGATTTTATAACAAAGGTCATTCGGGTGCCAACCAGTCCAAACAAAGTCTTTTGGATATCTCCCTGCAAGCATATCGCATATATCACCATGCGGCATACGGTGATGATGTGAAGAGCTTAGCTTTATTTCGTACCCTACCACGAAATCCATCTGTTTCCAACGCTCGTTTTCGGCAGTACGGTAAGCCATGTTTATTTCAGAAGCAGCCAAACGGATAGAACGATACTCGCAATCCAGCAAATGCTTCGCACTTCCATACTTCTCTTTGTAGTCTTTTTTCAGCGATGGGAAGTCGAGCAGGTATTTGGAGATTTGCTTGCTCAACGTAATCGCACTTGTGCCTTTCTGAATGGCACAAGAAATGGCTGCTTCCAGTTCTTCTTTGTAGATGGTCGATTGGTTCCAAAGTTTATCTGATATATTGAACCCCTTATCCTTTCTGCTCTGAAAAGCTTTCAGCGCATCGGAGTTTGTCTGATACAGCACCGTGTATTTTTTCTTATCCACAATGGCATCGTATGCTTGCAGCACCTTGTCAGCTATCAAATCCTGCACCTCGTTACTATTCTTCCATTCCTCGGATGTTCCTCGATAGATAACTGAATGAATATCATCAACGAACTGCATTTGAATGTCAGCTATCTGTTTTCTTGTTTGAGGGTAGTCAGACCATTTGAAAGGCTTGTCGCTATCAGCGGAGTAATCGGTACGTAATACAGCTTTGGCGGCTTCCAAGTTAAGAGTATCATATATTTGCTCAACAAGTGCAACATATCTGTTTAGCCGGCTGTTGAGTTCCTGATATTTTTTCTTCTGGTTTGGAATTTTAGGCTTTGCCATACTGTTCTTTTTTTAAGCTATTTATTGAAGTAGGCAGAAAAATCACGGGGGTAAGACAAAAAAGATTGTTCTGTTTTTAAGATTGGCTCATCTTTTTCTTGAACTTGTCACATATGTCACGGTTAAGAAAGCGGCTGGAAGTGAAAAATGGACAACGGCACATGAAGAACTCACCTTTCAAGTTCTTCTCGTGCCAGTCGTAACTATGCGCACAATCCCGGCAATGATAATTGGATTGAGGTGTTACTTTCTTTGCCATTATTCTTCAATTCTATCGGGTGCGGGCATTTCCAATAGACGGATAGCCTTAATCGTCTCTTTGCCTTCCAAGATGGCTTTGCACAACCTATGATAACCGTCTGCTATTTGTCCTACCTCATCCAATAGGATAGGATAATCAAGGGAACAGTCACGCACACGCTTGCATTGGAATATGAAGTTGTGAAGCTGGCTGCACTCAAACGGCTCTGTCGTCAAGTCGATATTCCAAAGTGGCATATCCATAACTGGATACTCTTTTGCCTTAGCAAAATCGTATAACGTTTGGGCTTTCCATACTTTATTTCCTCTAAGGTATTCGCTTTCAGCGAAAGTCATATTATCTATTGGTACTTTCATGCTATTTACTTATTTAGCAAGGTGCGCCAGCGTTACAGACATCCAACGCACCCGTTACATTTTCTACACGTGGCAATAGGCTATTGAACAATCTCCCAATCATCGGCAAACACATCGCTAATAGACGGAACCCATGAATCAGCACGCCCGGTGTTCTCGTTGTAAATAAGGCATTGACTCGTATAGTCAATGAAACCCTTACCTTTCAGAATAAGGTCTTTTGCTGATTGCGGAAGAGATTGCATCTTTGGAATAACATCCTCTGTAATGCGAGCTGGAACCTGCTTGAATACCATTAATCCTTTCCCGTTCCATCCACTTCTACGGATAGCACCACCTTGTTTGAGAATTTCAATAGCATCACCAAATGACATTTGATGTAGAGGTGCTTCGGGAGAGCCATCAAGCCTACCAATACGACATTCCAATACATTGATGTACCTGCTCATGATTCTATGTTGCAAACGGAGTAAGTGGTTCTGATATTTGTCTGTTACAATTTCATCTATTTTGCCGGATTCAATAAACGGAGAAAGTTTATCCATCTTCTCATATAAATCTCGCATTTCAATATGCAAGTGGTCAAGGAAAGTATCAGCTATTTTATACGCCTTTTCAAACGTATTTTTAGGACTCCAGCTTTCATATCCATCTTCATAACGGACATGATAACCCTCATCGTCAAAATTTTCCGTTGACGGTTTTTCTCTAAGAAGATGTTTTCCCCACGCATCACCTCTTGTCATAGGTTCTGCTTCAATCTGTTTTGTTCCAATGTACTTTTTCATATATCTGTAGTAATTTAATTATTCTCCAGGAGTATATGTACCGGTAATAGAGGCAGTGCTGTCATCGGTCAGAGTCGCTGTGCCGGTAATGACTGTACCTTTGATAGTCAAAGCTATTGATTTGATTTTTGCACCGGCATCGCCTTTGTCTCCTTTCGCTCCAGCAGCACCTTGTTCTCCTTTATCACCTTTGGCACCAACTACACCTGTATCTCCTTTCTGCCCTTTGAGGTTCTTAAAAGCGAAATTCAGCTTGCCTTCTTTCATTGTTACATCCACAGAAGGTGTACCTACATTCGCATCAACGCTGGCGGTTGCCCCGGTTACGGATGAGCCATTACCACTCGCTTGAGGCAATACCACCATTTTTGCCGCATTAACCTGCGTCTTACTGATGATACGTATCATCATCCCAGCAGGCACATCCAAATTGAATACCCGTTTTAGACAGTCAATGTCCAATTGGTCATAATAACTAGGTTCCATGTCGGGCATGTGCCAGTAGAATATCAAGTTTTCTGTAGTACCATTGTCAATCTGAATCACGCATTTGCCCTTTGATACAAAATCGGCTACATACATCCCATTTTTTTCACTGAATGAAATATCTTCCATTTTGATAATTATTAAATGTTATTACTCTGTTCTTGTTTCAAACAAATTATTTATTCTATTTTGAGAGATGGCAGCATCTTCTTTCTGTATCTGCTCCAAAGTTGCCTCCGGATTATTAGAGCCAGCTTCTCTAATAGTTTGCAACTGGCTCTTGATTGCTTTGCCTCCATTCTGTTTTATAAGCCTATCAGTCATTGCATCCTCGTCCATTTGGATAAATGGAGTAATGACATGCTCAACTTCTACATTGTCAATCTCTTTAACCCATGAAGTATTCATGCTTTTCAAGAAAGCCTTGATTACACTGCATTCACGCTCAAACGATTCTATCCAAGCACCACTTTCATCACCTACTTTCAGATGGGCATCAGTCAGCAAGGTCTGTCTAGCATCAAACCCGATATTTCCTAATGCTTTCATGTTCTCGAATGATATATCCGGAATTTGTGATTGCGACCAGAATAGGTTAATCAGAGTGCTTACATGGTACTTTAGTGCTTCGATAGCCTGAGACCATGAAACATAAGACACATCACCTCCATTTTCAACACGGAATACCCTACGGCTTTCCCCCTTATCTTCTTTTCCTTGTGTAGCCCCTGCAATTTTAAGGATAGGAGCACTGTTGTAGGCGATAACATCACTATTACGAGAAAGGGTATATTCTATCTCATTACGCAAATAAGACAAACCATGATAAATAGGAACTGGGCGATGAACATAAACACCGGGGATCTTCAATATAGCTATTGGTTCAGCTTTGATTTGTTCCCACCCAGATCCTTGCTGCTTCCACTTGTAATGGATCTTAGAAGTATATGTTTCAAAAAAAGCAATTTCTTCGTCCTTGACTTTCTTCTTGTATTCAAAAGACATAGCAACCATATCTCCCAACTCGTCAAACAACGGATACAGCCCGACGCCCTCCATCGGGGAATAGGTCTTGCATTTCAGCTTAAATTTACTTTGAAAACCATATAGAGAATTGGGATTTTCAACCGTATACCAAATGGTAAATACCTCGCATGATGCAAAATAGGCGTTGCCACGTTTAATGTTTTCACTGTCTATACGAGCATACTTGTATATATTCTCAATTGCTTTCGCTATTTGTTGGCGAGTTTCATTGTCATCAATATTATGATAGACACGTTTTACTGGAATGGAAAACATGAACTCTGTCATCCGTTTTGTAAGGAGTTTTTCAAGACCGATATAAATACGGGAAGCTTTTTCTACCGTACCATCAGATTTTACCTTATCTTTCCGACCAATGTTATCACTTACTATCGAATGCAATGTCGGTTCATAGTCTTTAATAAGATTATCCCATGAGGGAATATAGACTGACTTTCCTTTTAAATCGTTGATGATATTATCAACCGGGCGAGTATTGTCCAATATAGCGGTTATTTCATCCATAAATACAGTAAAGTGCCACTTGACACCCTTTTTTAATATTAATTATTTTGATAGGAATTTACTCACAAAGTAGATTTGTCCCTTACCTGAAACTTTTGTAGTGGTCGTTACCAATACCGAACCATCCGGCTTGGTGATTGATGTTTTCTTTAACTCGAAAAGTCCCAATTTCATAGATTTCTGCGTCGGCTGATTGTAGTAGTCACCCTTTTGACAAAGATAACCATTCTCGCGCATCCAGCTAAACAAACGGTTCTGACCGATATTTACCCCATTTTGTTGTAATATTTTAGCCAGTTCAGCAATTAAACAAGAGCGATGTGAAGTTGAGACAGCATCGGCAAAAAGAACTTTGGGTGCATCTTTTTGGATCTTCTGCTCAGCCTCTATAAGACGCTGTTCTTTTCGTTTCAGCGTTTCTTGTGCCACAATAAGCGCACGTGCCATGATTTCTTCTGGAGTGTCGTCCATTTTGGTAGCGATGTAGCCACCTGTCTTACGGATGCATGGCAACACTTCGCTTGTTACCCATTTGCGGAACTTTTTAGCTTCAGGCTTACGACTATCCAATATTGTATCATACAAACCATCCTCATCAACAAAATTTGCCTGTTGGATTCCACCGGCTGTTTCAAGGGGATACTTTGAAAGTACATCCTTATCTAATCTTTGCGCTACCTTACTGGGAATCAAATCCAAAATCTGGCATACATCTGCCAAGCAAAAGAAAGGTTCGTTATTTTCACTCATTGCAATTCTTACCTTTCCGAATTGCTCATTCTCAAAAATTTTAATTGTGTTCATAATGTAGTTCCGTACTCCTTCATACGGTGGTTAGTTACACATGATACTGCTCCAAAAAGAAACCGGATAATACAATACGCACTACCCGGTAACGTGAAGGAGCACGTTAGCATCAAATGCTATGATGCAAATATAATAAAAGTGGCTGTAAAAATGTCACATTTAACAAAAAAAACTTACCTTAAATCCAATATTTTATATTATCTGTTTGTACTTGGTACTATTTTTAGTACCTTTGCATAAACGAACAGTTATGGGTACAAAGGAAAAACTAATAGAACGTATTTTGTCATGTCCAAAGGATTTTACCTATGATGAAGCAAAACGCTTATTCGGGATTTTTGGATATAAGGAAAGTAACAAAGGTGCTACATCAGGTTCCCGTGTTGAATTTATAGGACCAGACGAAGAAGCTCCTTTCATTTTACATAAGCCACATCCCGGAAGCATTTTGAAATCATATGTGATAAAAGGAATAATTGAGCATATAAAGAAAAACAATTTGATTGAGAAATATAAACAATCTAAAACAAAGTAGTATGGGACTTTTAAAATACAAAGGATATTCCGGTTCTGTAGAATACAGTCCGGAAGACAATTGTCTGTTTGGCAAAGTGCAAGGGATGAGAAAAGCGTCAATCCTTTATGAAGGGAAGTCTGTTGATGAGGTCCGTAAAGACTTTGAGGAATCTATAGACTTTTATCTTGAAAACTGTAAAGAAAGAAATATACAGCCTGAAAAGCCTTATAGCGGGAAGTTAAATCTACGTATGTCACCAGACTTACATTCCCGTGTAGCCGCTTTTGCTTCCAGCACTGGAACAACAATTAATGAGTTTATCAATAAAGCCATATCTAAAGAACTTGAACACGAAATGGCTTTGTAAATACCGAACATAAAGAGAGGGTATGCGATACTCTCTCTTCTAAATTACTTACCGTAACCTGTATCAATGACTTTGCAACCATTTCTTCCGTCTTTCTCTGCACGCATCTAAGGTAGGTGCACAATAAGAAAACAGCTCACCGTACAATAGAAATGCGCCGACTTTCACAAGCCAGCGCACATAAGAGCAATGAAAACACAAACAAGGAGTGTTTTCGGTTACAAAGGTACTAAAAAAACACAACTACAAAAAGTCTTTAAGCAACTCTTCATCACTAATAAAGCTATAATCTCTAGGATAAAACGTATTCGCTAATGCATCCATATAGTCAGGAGAACGTTTAATACGTTTTTTGATATCTTCTTTAGGCTCAATGATAATCTTTCCATTACTAAGGAACTTCCACTTGGTTTCGGTAGCCTCCTCCATTAACTGATCGCAGGGTGGGAGAGAGGCACCAAAACCATTTTTAGGATTAAGCCAGTCACGTAAAGCCCAATATAGGTATGCTCTCATATTTGCAAATTCATATTCGCCAGTAATATCGTGTAAGCCATCTGCCCCTTCCGAATATTTGCATGAAAAAGCATTTGTAAATTTTTCTTCTAACAAACGAGAATAGACACCTGCTCCCTCTCCAATAGTATCAATAAATGCTTTTGCCCCTTTCTTCTTTAGATAGGGAATCATCATACCTACCACGTGCATGTGATCCGCACGCCCGGCAGATTGATGAACTTCAAATTGAGAAACGTAGTTACCGTATCGCGGACAAAGCACACTGTTATCGCGTCCCATACCAGCAACGTCAACACCTAACTTACAAGATTTGGCTGGGATAAAACCATTTTCCTGTAACTCCTGCCAATTCCTGTTTGCTATTTCTATCCATTCATAAGGGATGAGAACATCTTCCGACACTTTAGGAAACATACCAAGTACCTTGACGCGAAACAAATCGTTAGGTCGGTATAGCTTACCTTCCCAATTGAAATCGCCTTCACCTTCGTTGAAGTCCGCTTGCTGGATAGGTGAGCACCAATTTATCACTTTGTCCTTAACCCATTCATAATCCACTTGACCGGGTATTACAATTTGCTTCTTTACTACATTTTCTGCATTTAGAGAGCTAAGTCTGAATTTTGCAAAACGGTCAGACTTCATGGCACGTGCAGCATATCCTGTGGTCACGTTAGGGTTGAATACTATGAGCATCCGAGAATTTCCCTGCAAGTTACCTTCTATTGCATTATAAACAATTTCGGATATACCTGATGCCTCCGTGATAACAAACATGGTATTTGCCGCATGAAATCCAGACCATGATTCAGTTGCATTGTCATCCGCTTTAAATCCTGTTAAAAACCATTCTTCATAATCCGTTCTTATATCATCTGCAACCAATCTGCCCGGACAACAAAAAGGAAATTTTGTCCTTGCCGCACGAATCAACCTTCTGATTTCAGGAGTCATAATATTTTTTACTTGTCTCCCTGTTGGTGCTGTCATGGCCACCTTAGTATTTCCAACAAGTATACCTCTTTCATTAAATCTAGGCGTAAGATACATAAAACACAACGAAGCACAGGCCGCCACAAAATCTTTTCCACGAGAAGTTCCACTTGCGACAGCAGTCATAGGGTTATGTTGAACAGACTCAATAATAGATTGCTGATCATGGTCTAATCTTGCGCATAAGGCATCACGGACAAATTTATTCCAATCCTTCGACCAATACGCTATAATTTCACTTATGAGTTTCTTTCTTTCATCATTTGTTCCCATTCTTATATGAATTGGTTAATAATTTTAAAGCATCTACCCAATCATCATTAGTAGCATTTACCTCTTGTTTATCTTTCCATTCATTTGGTCTACGATTTTTTAACCAAAATATTTGTGCTGTTGTATCTCCCGCAATATGTTTTTTCGTTTTTTTCACCACAGTCGTTTGACCAGATCCATCCTCTCCTATTTTCACCTCAGTCGTAGTTTCCTCGATATCATAGCCAATGGCTCTTTTATATAGAGCACTCTCTACTTTCATGTCAGCTTCTTCCTTACCTTCTCTCAATAAGTCTACAACTTCAGGATGTTTTTTTAATATACTTTTAAATGTCGTAAGTCCTATTCCAAGACGTACACATAAACCTTTGTTATCAGCTCCATTCCTACAGTCTGCTATAATAATATCCTCTTTACCTTTTATATATTTATCATAAAGGGACATTCCTAATTTGGGTCTACCTCTACCTGCCATATTACACCTCCTTGTCTTTTATTTCTTGCAAATAAGCTTTGCAGATATCAACCATACGAGCAAAAGCAACAGTATTGCTCTTTATATTAAACTTCTTCTTTACTTCTGTAGCTACCTTTATAAATTCTTCATAAGAACCTACAACTATCGAACTATTTGCAGATATTTTCTGTTTTTCAAGTTCAGATAGAACAGCTTTGACATCATTACTCCTACTTTCTGTAAACAAGAACTTCATTTCCGTAAGCTCTATATCCCCGTCATTAATAGAAACGGTAGGAATCTTATCTGTATCAATAAATTGAATACCGTTAAGACCAGAAAACTCTCTTGCTTCAATAGTGCGCATCTCACTATAAATTTCCTTAAGCATTTGGGCATCATCTTTTCCTACTAAAGCATTATGACTAAGCACATAGGCAATCTGTTTGTCTTTATCAACCTCTTCAATATACAAGATTAGAATATATTCCAGTTTAGCTTTAATAGCAGCTTTTAAACGATGATTTCCCGACAAAATAAGATATTTCCCATCATCTCGTTTCATCGCGAATGGAAGCTGAGATAAAAAACCGTCTTCAGCCACATTTGCAGTTAGTCTATCCAGTGTGGATTTTTCCATATAGTGAGCATTCTTCTCCAATGGAACGCAATCATCTATAGGGCTTACATATGCTAACTTATACGGAGCAATCAATTTGTTTACATCCCCCAATTTCTCTTGAATAAGATGAACATCTTTCACTTCTTGTATTTTTTCAACCATAATTTATATAAATCTTTTAATGAATCATCTAAAAAATTAGCAGAATACATTAGTTTGCCTTCATCTCTCCTGTCAAGATTGAATACACTGCGGTATTTCATACTTACTGGTGAAGATGTATACACAGTCGTCTTAATCCCTTCATAATAGTGACCCATTTTTCTTGCAATGAGCATCCTCACATCGTGGGACTTAGTAAGCATAATCAGTAATTTACTAAGCCTCTGTGTATTTGAGTTTACAACAAAATCACTCTGCATAAATATCTTTTCAAGTGTAGATAACTGTTTGCTGAAAGAAGTAAATCCAAACGCTTTACCGTCAGCCATAAATACCATACCTAAATCTCCACCAGTTGTATAATTAACCTTGTTTGCCATGTAAAACGCTTTATAATAATTCACATCACTAACTGAACATAATTTTACAGATAGTGTAGTAATATCTGTAAATTCATAATCTATAGGTAAAATGTGAATACATGATGGATTTACATTTTTATCGCGTTCGATGTAATAATTCTTATTTTGATTTAGGCTAGAGTAAGTGTATATAGGATTCTTGCCTAGCCCCAAGTTTATTTTGCCAACAAGGAAGTTGTCTATCTCCTTGAAATATCTATCAGAATAGATGATGTTTTCATCATTCTCAAGAAGAGTCTTGAATATACTTCCGCCCTCTTTTGGATCAAAGACGTTATAAGTAGCGTGCATATAATTAAAGCTTTCTTCGACATAGCTAAACATCTTCTCATACCCTCCTTTATACGTAGGAGGAAAGCTTATACCAACACCTTTACCTTTTTTACTTTTTAGGAAGTCAAAAAAATCACCATAGAAGAAACTTTTAATATTAAAATTAAGTGCGCCTTTTTCAATCTTAGATATAGTATTATGATAATAAACTTTTGATTGCTCAATAAAAGCGTTAAACATTTCTTCTTGGTAATCGTTTTTCCTTTGGTGAAAGTTTGATACTCTCATTGCAAACATTACTTGAATAAGTTTTTTGTATTTAGTGTCATCCCATGTGTCAAAGACCATACGTAATTCAGGATTCACAACTTCAATATCAGTATTTGTATCAAGTAATAGATCAGAAATTAGTTTGGAATATAAACTTACATCATTAGAATGTACTGTGTATCCCATAGCTGACATGATTTTATCGGTGGTGTAGTTTCCTGAACATCCGATAAAAACATCTTTGCCTTTTACTCCTTTCATCAAATCCTGAAGGAGCAGTTTAACTTCCGGTGGTGTCGTTCCTGTAAACATATCTTTAGGGTGTATATAACTTCATATACATTTTGCGTTAAGCCTGCCAAAAATACGCTCGGCAGGTACTTAACACAAAATTCAATCATCTATAAGCCACTCACAAGAACACTTATGCAATCTATTCGGCTTCTTTACAGTCGTGTCAGATGGCAATTCCCATCACCCCGTAAACTGCACAAGCTTTTATGTTCTTGCTTCTGCTTATCGCTACTATAAGGGTTGAGCGGAAACAGGGAATCGAACCCCACTCTTTGGCTGGAATGCCAACGCTCTACCGATGAGCTATTTCCGCAAATGCCTATGCTGTCAAACCACCGCTTGCTTGGCAAATCTGACAGCATCCCACCAAACGCTATTGATGGGTGGCTAATAATTCGGGATTGTCAAATATATTGCCGATTATTTCTATTTTTCGAGCATCACGCATATCATGGAAACACCGCGCACCAACATCAAACATAAATCCAGCATAAATATCAATCCACCTTACAACGGCATTTACATTACCTTTAATTCCTGTGTAAAAATCCTCATAACAAAAACCTTTAACAATGTCACCTTCATATATTTCTTTCCCGCTCTTATCACACAAGCCGGTGAACCGCCCAAGAGTATTTTCGTCTATTTTTTCAACGTCATTATCGTGCAACCAAGTTCCATCTCCATCTTGAATAAGCGTATAAGAATTTCTTATCCATCCCTTACCATCAATGCGCTTCCCTCTAAACTTAATCCTTCTCATACTCAAAATAAATTTGCTTGTTCGTATTTAGGTTCCTTTTTCTCAACTACTCCGAACTCTGTTATTTCAATGCCAGTATTTTCAGTAAGCCACTTTGCCAAAATATGACGATGGCAAAAATCACCCGGTTTTTCGTAACAGCAGAGAGCGACATCTTTGCCTTCACTTAATGATTCAATTTGTTCGATTACCTTATTAGCATCTTGACTCGCAAGAATCCTGTCGTAAAGCTTAAGATACTCATCATGAGAACAAGGTCCACTTACCATATAGCGGGTAGGACAAACATTCAACATTTGAGGAACGTTAACCATAAATCTAGGCTTACCAATGGCTACGCAAATAATTTTAATTCCAGCTTCTTTCAATTTTCGGCTATTTCCGAAATAACTTGTGTAAATTTTCATTGCTCTTTTTTTTTATTTTTATGGTGTAAAGATATAAAATATGGCGTAAAAAACGTCACTTTTAGTCATAAATTTATTTAATTTGATGATTTTATTGTTTCAACCTTGTAACATTTCATCATGTGATCTGTTTCGCACCCCATATTGAAGATGTTACCGAGATAGTACTTGTGAGCTTCTTGCTCTGATAGGTTGATAGGGGTGACAAACCAGTCTTCATTGCCTTGTTTGTCTTTTAAATACACTTTTACTATTGTTATCATCGCTCTATATTTTATCCATTATATGATGCTGTTATTTCTTTAGCATGAAGTTCTTTTTTCAACTCACCGTTCTTGTATATTCTTACAGATACGATTCTAACCGTATTGGACAGGAAACATCCACAGTCTTTTGTCACCTTTTGCTCCAACTTAAAAGCTTTCGCTAGATTTTTGGTACGCTTTCTTATGGTGTTTTTGAAACCGAAAACGACATCTTCGGTATCTATCTCAAAAGAGTATGTAGTGGAATACATCACTCTTTGAAGCTCTTTTGTTAGTTCTGTTACTTTGCTCATTTGCTCTCTTTTATTATTAGTCGTTATTATTTCCAAGAAGTTCTTGTAAAGCAGACTTATATCCGTCCAACGCCTGTTGTGTATATCCCAATCTGAATTTTTTATCTGCTGAAAGAGAGTCGTTGTTCAATCCTTTTTCAATAGCTTCAATGTTTGCTTTGTAGTATCTGATAAGTTCTTCTGTTTTCATTGCTCTTGACTTTTACTTGTTATTAATAGGTGTTATTTTGATATTGTAAATATACAAATAATATATTGAATATCAGTATTTTATATCTTAAATATCGCAAGCTTAAACTTTGTTTAACTTTCTGTATTTCAACGTGTTATCAAATTTTTCAACGGCGGTGTCGATCCGCTTGTTGTCCTCCACGCCGGAATAGTTGGTTATTTAAACACATGGTCAATAAATACCGTATTAGTTTGCCATTCTCCGCGATATTTGAAAACAAAATATCCGCGTATAGTTGCCGTTTCTTTCATTCCGTTTGCAAAGTCATAGGCTGCTTGCTGGTTCTTGCCAAACTCTTTATTTATTGATCCGCTGTTATTGCTTACCCTATAGTGTAGCTTTGCAGGGGCTTTTGTTCTATCTGTAATAATATTCATCTTCTTTTCCGTTTTGTGCGGTTGCCCGCGGTTAATACTTATTTCCCTTGTAATCCTGTGTGGTAGCCATCAAGCCATATTAACAACTCTTTTGGGGTGTAATAGCCGCTTATACGCTTGTTCGGGTAACGTGTCGTTATTTCTCCGTTGTCGCCATCCGCCAATATTATAGCGTATGTATGTTTCGGCAAACTCGATGGATTGAGGGAGAAACCATTCGCCCTGCAATATGATTGTAATTGCCTTAACGCTTCTTTCTGTGTTAGATTCATATTCTTATGGTGCTGATTTCAACATATATTTTGATAAAAAGATGGATTTGCTTTTCTCTATTTCGCTATTGGTATCAATACCAATTTGCTGGTAGAACCCAGCATTACCAGAAAGGCACTCATACGCAATTTTCAATGTTCTCTGTTCTTCCTTGGTAAACCCCATACGAAAGGTAGAGAAGATTGTTAGTGCGGCTTTAAAATCACCGCACTGGAGTAGTGAAATAGCTTTATTGGTTTTCGTTTCCATTAATCTATGAATATTTCCGATCCAATCATTTCATTTGCTCTACTAGCATTTACAAAATAAAAGCGTCCCTTAGAAACATAACTGTCTTCTGATGTGTACACTTTTATAGCGTAGTATTGTCTTTGAGCTTGTGAATAACATATTTCCCAGATTGTTTTCCATTTGACAATAAACTTATTGCTTTTTGCTAGTTCTTGTTCTATTTCATCTGATCTGAATTTAATACCGGCTAGTACTAGTATATTTTTATTTTTCATCTCCCCACAACTTTTTAGCCAGTTCGTAATTCTTTTGTGCTTCATTAACTGCTTTCTTGGCATAAGTAAGAGTATAAGCATGTTCACGTGGGTATTTGCCGGACTTCACACCTTCATGGAATTCTTTAGCTTGTTCCAATTTATGTTCGTAGAAGTCAATGCTTTCCGGCATAGACAAATTGATCGTGTTGGCACGTTTCTCCCAATATTGGGCCACTCTTTCATGTTCATTTGCCTTATCACTGAACTCAACGCTTTTACCCATGTTGTTCCAGGCATCATCTATCATTTTGCGATGACCTCGTTCACTATGGTGCCCTACTTTGATGGGCTCGCCTAAAGAAAGAAAATCTCGATGTTTATTCGATTTCTGAAAATACTCATTACTTTTTTGCACTGCTGATACGGCCCATTCACGTCTGCGATCCGCTCTTTGCTTCGCCCATTCCTGTACATTAAATCCGTCAGCCCGAACGATGGAGTAATAATAGAAACCATCTTTCTCGAAAATTAAATTAAAAACGATGCTTTCATTTTCTTTGCCGTACTTGGTTGTAACCTCAATAACTTCTCCTTTTTCGTGCTTTTCATCGCACTTTGCCAAAAACACGTTTGGCGCAAACTTGTAATATGTGTTCATTGCTCTTATGTATTAAATTGCTAACTTTAATATTTCTATATCTCGAATAAGTCTATTGGCTCTCTGCCTTTCATTACTTGCAAAGTCTTCATTACAGATACTTTCGTAGAATGCCGCATTTTCTTCTGCTTCTTTTAACGACATCTCTTTGCGTTCTATCAAAGACTTTATTGTATCAATATCATTGCTATTAATAATTTCTTCTAAAGCTGTCTTCTTTGTTAATTCGATTGTTACTTTCATTGCTCTTTTAATTAATTATCTGCAAACTTTATCAACTGTAACTTTCAACACTTTCCAATCACCTATTGCCAGATTAAGTGTTCCATCGGAATTAATTTTCTCAATTACAAATTTCTTATAAGGATAAGGGTTGTAAGTGACTTCACGTCCTAATTTTGCATTAAACTTTCTCATCGCTTTTGTCTTTTAATTGTTAGTAATATTGGTTTCTTTTAGTATTGTAAAGATACTCATTATCAATGAATTAGCCAAGTATTTACACAATTATTTTAGTCGTAAAATACTCATAACCAGAGATTTAACTTTTAGAATAAAACAGCAAACATAATACAGATGATGCATCGGAAATGGTTACTTTGTACAGTTTATCCATTCCACTTTTTTAATTTATCTAAAAACTTGCTATCCCCTGAGTAATCAGCACTGATAGCCTTCTTGCTTTCGATAATCTGCTCTAAAAGTATTATACATTCCTTCCTTATCTCTTCAGCTTCGTTATAACCGCAAGCGTTGTCAACCATTATCTCTATGTTTGATTTTGGCTTAGAAAGTTGTTTGCAGAGAATTTTCAACCGCCAGTAACAGAAATCAATTGTGGCTATGTGTTCTAACTTGTTCATTTCTTTTTAAGTATTTCAATACATTCCTTTACTCCATCATCGAAACCTTGTTTATACCCTTTGGTATATTCCCCTGTGGTATATACCGCCATTGACAGAAAAAATAGAAGGATACCTAAAGCCTTATGCCAACCAGGTAGCGAGATGGAAAACGGTTTAAATGTAATTGTTAGATCTCCGACCCATAATAGGGCGATAATACATATGATTGTAAATATAATTGTTTTCATAATCAATATTTTTTTCCATTCAACTTAGGTCTTAATTCGTTATATCTTTGTTTCTGCTCAATATGCCATAGCAAATCTATGTCAAGATGTTTGGCTAGTGCAAAGATTGAAAATATCATCTCATTTACAATCGTAGAAAGATACTGGTAATCTACAATTGGTTTGATAAATATGGAATATATCGCTTCCGTGAAACTCAATTGGCTGTACATGCAGGCAATATCATCTATATATTCGGAGTTAATATCATTACTAGCAGATTCAAGGCTTATTCCTCGAAGTCCTGCAAGGTCAAGCAGACGTATAACCGCATCGCTTAGTTCGTCTGAAACCGTATCTTTGATATATTTTTCAAAACAATACTTGAAATTGGCATCATCGTGCGGTTCTTCATCCTCATAAGAAGAATTGAAAGATTCCCTGTCGGCACGTTTCCCTTTTCGGTCCGCTTCCACAGCTTCCATAAGTTCGGAAATAACAAGGCAAAGGCAGTGTTCTTCACTCAGTCTTTTATCATGAAAACCATGCTCACAAGCTGTCTTATAAGCTATATTCCGTAGTTCATTCAAATTAATATTATTCATAAATTTACTCCCTATCTGTTAATCAATCAGTTCAAATTCATATACGAAAACATAAGGATTGGATTCCCATGTACCCTTGCCTGATACTTTATCTATGAGGGCTGCAAAGGCTTCACGGGGTGTATCAAATCCATCGTCTTTGTTTCCCTCAAATTCATAAAATATAGATGGTGGAAACTCATCATCACCCGAATCTTCATATACCCCTTCTTTCAAGCAATCTTCATCGCTAATGTCCTGTAAACGTTCAATCTTGAGATTGGTAATTCGGATATGATGTATCATGAGGTCAGCGCGGACAAAGAGTTTATTACGCCAACCTTTACTATACTTCCAACCACTAACTAACATATCAAGTGTTTCCAATCCTTGTTCATGGTAAACGGTTTCATAGCTTTGCGCAATGGCAACAACTTCACCAACTTTGTAGCGTGGAATAATTTCTCCCGAATTAAATTCCCTTCCATCAGCATCATACATACAAGGATAGCCAACAATCTTTTTATCAGAATGGCATCTGTGTATATTGAATCCAGCAACCCATTCTCCTTTAAAAGTTCTAGGACATTTGATTATTCTTCTCGTCATAGTCTTACGACCATCCAACACCGCTTGTGTTAATCCAAACTTATCATTGAAAGATATCTTTTTCATATTTATATCAATTTTAATGCTTCCTGTAATCCTGCTTCAAGTGCTTCCTCGTAGGTATTATAATGGACAATAGGTCTGTCAGACAATCCTATCAAGTCATGGGTAGGTATTGTCAGAATATCGTAAAGCCAATAGTTTCCATACATATAGCCTATTTCAATATGGAGGCATTTAGTGTCACGCAACCACTTCTGGGCAACATATAATGTTGGGCATAAAAATTCAACTGGTTCGTTATCTATTTCCGTACAACATGACATACTTTGCGGAATGTCGTATCTTCTAATAATATTATCGCAACTTATTGTGCGTTCACACTTCCAATTAAATCCTTTCTCTTTCAGCAATTTCGCTGTTTCTAATGTTACAAATTCTTCGGTCATAACTATTCTCCTTTCTTCTTTTCACACTCTTCACAATGTAATTTATAAGCATGGGCAAACATCTTTAACGTAACAGGCTCAAAGTGAAAATCCGCCTGTTTCCCTTCTACAACAACAGAAACGCATAATTGACCATCGCAAAAGTCAATATACGCTTCACCACCTCCATCTCCTTGAATGGAAAGTGTTTGTGCCTGTACGCTATTCATTATTCACCTCCTTTAAACATAACGTTTAATAATAGTACCGAATGAATGATACCGATGCCAAACTATATTTCCACGTTGAATACTAGTAAGCCAATCACAGGCCTTAAAAACTTGTCCTACATTGTATAGGAATGGTCTTTTTTGAATTTTTCTTTTTATTCTTGCTTTCATTGTTCCTCCTCTGTTTTAAAGTGTTCAATCAATTCATCTACGGTAGCCTTGTGATAACGTCCTGAAATAATGGTTGCATTATCCCAATTTTCATCCCAAAAGAACATAATGCCTTTTGGCTCTGTGAAATAATGATCGTTACCAATAGAATCGCCATAAGAAACGCTAAGAATGGAATCTGCTATAAACCACTGCATGTAGTTACTATCATCCTTTAATGCAGCGATAGCCAGGAAAAGTTCTTCATTCGTTCCGCAATCAATCCTTCCTTTCTTGGTTACGGTATCTATATCATATATCACCCCATATAAATTCCCATAAGATGTTATGATTGCTCTTCCTTCTTCAATGCTTTTATGACTTCCCTTTCCGTCATAACTATGTGCATCTAAGGTTGTATTACCAGAATTAAGTATTTCATACCCCAATTCTTCCAGCCCTCTCCGAAGTTCCTGTGTGTTTTTGCGTATAAAACACGGTGTTGTAAATCCCATAGTTATTCCTCCGATAAATTAATCACTCCTTCGTCTGAATACTCATATCCAATATATTTGATACAATTTCCAAGAACGATATACCAATCTGTAAGATTATCATCATTACTTACTGCAAAAAGCAAATCATGTATCGTACTGTTTCCCCTTTTCAATCCTATATAGTAGTTATGGTTATAAAAACTAATTTCGGGAATATGCCTTAAAGTATCAGTATGTAAACCATCATATACACCGAATACATTTTTAAAATGATTTTCCATAGTTATTCCTCCTTTCCAACTTTAACATATCCGTTTTCAATACACCAGCACAACATATCGTATGCTGCATCAATGAGTTCTTTACTCTCTGTAATATTTATCATAGACCTAGTATAATATTCCATATACAAGCATGTATAGCTATCTGCAAGTTTTTGGATGGTCAGCACTTGATTTCCGATGAAGCAAGGCAGCTTATCAAGAATGTCCTGCAAAGTGTAAGTTGTACGACAATAGTCGTAATTCGTATCGGCATCCAGAGAGGTTACAACCATGTTGTCTGAATCTGATTCATTCCACTCAAAACACATGCTTCCATCGCTTGTATCCAGCCCAAGCTCCTTCAAATGCAGTATCTGTTCGATTGATAATACATGTTTCATTTCTTTTCCTCCTCTGTTTTAATCTCTGTTACCTTACCACGATTAACAAAACACTGACCTATTCCTAAATCGAGTAAGGCACAATAGTTATCGTCTAAAAGATTAGAGCATTCCCGAAATAGAGCGCATTCATTACAACTCCCTTCTGATGATTCATATAACACTCCATCTATTATTATTCCGTTCTTTATTTCCATAATCAAATACAATTTCTCATATACGTTTTCCTATCAATCATACCGTTTTCTGATTCTTCTACCAAGTCAAAGAATGTATTAGCATAACAAACATGCTCGTCTATCATTATACATATCCCATCAGACGGATAATATTCACATGAAACATTATCATCCCAATCTATATGTTTTTGTGCTTCTTTGGCTATATCATCACAAGCAATCATATACTCTATGTATTTATTATATGCTTTTCTTATTTTGTCAAATATATTTCCTTTCATGGTTTTCATCTATACACCCATCATCTTTTATCCATTAATTGTTTCATTTAACTTTTCTTCAAACTCCGCAATGATACAATCTGCATCACCGCCATGTACCCAATTGTCCAATACAGACGAAAGAACTTCAACTGCCTTTCTAGATGTTTCGTCAACTGCCATATTGATCGCTTGATTCACTTCCTCTAACGTAAATATGCTCATAATTATTCCTCCTTCTTTTTAAGGCTTATATCAATTGACAACCTATCGACAATTTCCTCCTTAATTATCTCCCTACACAAATTTCTTATCATAAGGTAATCACCGTTTTTCTTTATCTCGTCAGAAACCATACAACGAATCCACCTCTCTATATTAACATCGTCCCCATAGGTGTTATGGAAGATATGTTTAACTTCCTCTTTCACAATTGAAACTATTATATCCTTTATATCCTCTTTAGTCAACTTTAGTTCGTTATGGATATAGTTTTTTACTTCTCTGTATCTATATTTGTTCATAATCAATTCATCCTTTTAAAACATTCAACAACTCTTTAGCTCTCTTATAGGTATCAAAGCCCTTTACATTCACCCATTCGTATGAAATACGTTTGTCTTTTCTGACTTGTACCCAATATATTATTATGGGAATACAACCGTTGCACCCTTCTCCTCGTATGATTCTGTACCTTTCCATATTAATCTCCTTTCTCCTTAATCCGTTCCAGTACATCTCTGTTGGCTTCGAGTATATCATCGAAAGACGGGATGGGCATCCACATGTCACACTCGTAGTCGTTCCAATCCTCAAATTCAAATCCTCCGTCTGTCGCAACGTATGGCGATCTCCCAGGTGAAACAACGATATAGCCACTAACAATCGATCCATTTGATACCATTCTGCAAAGGACAATCTTGTTTGGGTCCGGCAACCGTTCATTAACACTAATCCAAGGCGATTGCTTGGACTGCCATTCGGCACCTTGTCTGAATGCCTCTTTAACTAATCTCATTTCTAAGCTATCATCGTAATGGCATTCATAACAATCTTCTGCCGCTTCCCGTGCCACTTCTTCTACTGTCTGTTTCATATCTATCTTGTTCAATAATTTCTTCATTTTTAGGATTATCCATTAAACTCATCCATATATCCCATCTCTTTCAAGCGGATATTAAACTCTTCAACCGAATCATTATTAGGAATGAATTGTTCAAGAACATCGTTAAAAGGGTGCAGATAGTTTTTTAAAATATCATTAGCCTCTTCTTCTCCACGTTTCTTTCCTAATCGGTCTTTGCATACTTCTATGTAATCATCTTTTGTCATATTGTAGTGCGTGACTGTATCAACAATTGTACTAAACCGACAATATAAGCCGTTTGGCTGTTGGGCTATAAATGATCCCATAATTACCTCCTTCTAATTTTTTATTTATCCACGGTTTATTTTACAATAATCTTATTATCGGATGATGGCATTACAACCACATTTCCGGCATCTGTGCTAATTTTTAGGATAGGATTAAAGTCAAAGTCAGTAGTGGCTACTATAATCATATCTCCAAAAACATATCTTTTATCTTGTTCCAATTCGTTCATATCTTATTTGATTTACGCTAATTCAATTATAGCCTTCTTTAAATTAACAAATAAAGGTATTGCTGACATGCCCCCATTGTAATCCAACTGTCTTAAAGAGGGGACAACCTCTCCGTTATCATCAATCTCATAATCTGCAATATAGGCTAACTTCTTCGCTTCGGGAACCAATATCCTTTCATTGTTCCTTTTATGAGCCATGACCGTTATACAGACCTTGCTTCCAACAGGGAATCCTTGGTTAGATTCAATGTATTCCTTTTCCAACTGAATTTTCTGATTCTTCAATTCCCTTATTTTTGAATCAATATCATTTTTCTTTGTCTGAAATTCTTCTTTGTTCATTTTTATATTGTTTTAAATATTAATCTTTTTCGATGAAAGTGTTAGTCGTGTTTATCACACCAGCAGAATCAACGCTCTTACCATCCCGGATAAACACTTTTTCTCGCATTAACTCTTCATAGTCATATAGTGACATTCCGATTACACACACACGACCATCAACATACAATTTACATTTCATTAATTCAGTTTCTTCTATCGGACCGATAACATCTATTTGAATTGTTCTTTTATTCATAATTCATTCCTTTCTATACCGTTATTAGTTAATTGGCAGTTTCATAAAACACATCCACATAGTCTTTCCATGTCTTCCAGTAGTATGGCCGAAGAGTGGTTGCCGATTGATGGCACTCAATACTTCCCTAACTGTTATCTGATCCTCATTCCATTTGAAAATCAGAACTCCGTAGTCATCCAGAACACGAAAGCATTCATCAATTCCCTTTTTTATCACCCTTGGCCAATCTTCAGGAAGTTTACCATACTTCTTGGCTAACCAACTATTTTTACCAACCTTTAGCAAATGGGGTGGATCAAACACTACCAGTTTAAAGGATTTATCCAAAAACGGCATATCGGTAAAGTCCGATACGATGTCTGGGTGGACTTTCAGATTTCGCCCATCACAAAGAATGTATTCTTCGTCCCTAATGTCAGCAAACAAAGCCAAAGGGTTTTCTTTGTCAAACCAAAACATCCTACTGCCACAACAGGCATCTAATATGATTTTTGTTTCACTCATTTTTAATCTGTTTTACTATAATTGATTAAAAAAATATTCACTACACTTAAATCCTTTCCGTGGAATAAAGTCTTTAAATTCACAACTTCTGAATATCCACTTCTTATCAACCCATCCGGCCAAGTCTTTTTGCCATTGTGGTATGATTTGATGCGGATTATTTAAATCCCGGTATGGCTGGGCGTATGGTAAGAACCTACGTCCTCTCTTCCGCCAATGATTAACTCGATTGAATGCCTCCTTGAAATCGTTCATCAAGATGCAATAGAAGAAATATTCCCCTTTATAGCCGTGCTTGTCAATCAAAGCCGTTGCACGTTCACATTCAGCAATTTGTCCTGGAGTGTCACAGCCGAACCGTATGCAATTCATCCACTTTACTCTTGCCAATAACTGGGCGATGTCGTCTGTTACCAAGCGAGCATCTAAGCCCTGATTGAAGTCTACTCGTACGCCCATGGAAACAATCTTTTCAATTTGTTGTAAACCATAGTCGGATGCAAGTACATTGTTATCCATAAGGATAATATTCTTTCTACCGTCAATGGCTATCTCTTCGATATCCATGTATGGGGTAATCTTGCCTTCTTTAGTAGGGACTACACACCATTTGCATTTGTTAGGGCAGCCTCTTGTCAAAAAGCCGTAAGCTGTCTTGCTATCAACAGAAGGATACAGGCTGTAATCTGGTTGCAAGCGGTCTATTTCTACCGAAAGTATTTTTGAAATATCATATCCGGTTCCACCTTTTTCAACCTGATCTGCATTGATGTAGTAACCGTAATCAGGAGTAAAGGAAAATACTTTCGCTGCATAGACTTTATCATAATGGCACAGCGGATTATACCATTCCACATTGTCACCCCTTACCTTATGATAGCTGCTTATCTTCATCAATGCAAGATTAGGATAGTTGCTGTCAACTGCTAATATTCCAATGTTCATTTCTATTCAGTTATACGCCAAATCACTTTGATATTAACTTGTTGTATTCAACATTGGTTATCTCCTCGCAATCTTTAGGTAATTTACATTTCCAATCACTTTCCACAATGAAAACATAAATATCAGGAATAGTAAAATCAAATCCAGCATGATTAAAAACATCTTCGATCCCTATAATTGAGTCCAATTCGTTACGTCTTATTGTATTCTTATTTATGTCGGTGAAGTCCTGCAATATCTCCTTATTTTTGCAACGAGCACGCGGATAATAGCCATTATGCACATCTTTCATCCTTTTCCAATTAGCCATGTCCGGTTCTTCTGTAAATTCAACGATATCCAAACTTCTGTAATAAAATGAAGAAGTCCATGTCTTACTAAATCCGTATTTTTCACGGAGAACTGCTACCTGCTTGTCAAACTCATCAGCCTTATCTATTAAAGCCTTAATCTTTAATCCTGTTTTAGAGTCTCTAATTGTTTTATAATATCTTTCCATAATGTTTCTTTCTTAATCAGTTTTGAACCATTTTCCTGATGTCAGGTAAATGATAAAATTCCAATCTAAATATTTTTGGGTTCAAATATCGGGCATTCTCTTCTGCCCAACAGATGTATTCCATGAAGCCTGTAGCATGGCTTTTCGGGAATCGAATCGTATTTACGATATATGGCACAACGGCGGCAGATGCGATGTATATTGTATTTACCTTTTACACCGTAACATACCACAGGATAACCATCAGCAGTTTTCATGTTCCGCCTTTTTCTTCCGTTTCAGCTTTCTGATGAAAGCCTTGACCTTGTTCTTAACCATTTCTGTTATTTTGTCCGCATCCTCGGCAAAGGCACACTGGTAAACCATATCCGTGCTTTTTGACATGAAGTCCACCTGGGCTTTGGCGGCTTTCCCGCATTCGGAAACCCTGTCAAACATCTCTATACGGTAATCAGGATGATACTTTTTTAAAATCTCGTTACAGTCCATCGTAAAGGTCTCAACCATATCGCACAGCATGATGATACTGTTGGTAAGGACGTTTATCTCTTCCCTGTCCTCTTCCGACATTTCACGCATGAAATTATCCATGGATTCCGACATCCCCTCATATTCGGAAAGGTATTGGTTTATGACACGTTTTTCTATACCGTCCATCATCTGTTTGAGTTTCATTGCCTCCATATAGCGGTGTGACCTGAGAAAGGAAGCGTGCCTTTCCCTCAGCTTCAGCATCTGCCTGTCCTCATTGATTATCTTTTTCATCCGTTCCACCACATCCGCGGGGAGGTCGTTTACAGTCAGCTTATTTCTCATGGATTGCCCCCTTTCTTGTTGTTTGTATTCTTGTTTCCGTCCTCTTTCTTCGCCCTGTCAATCCATCTTTGGAATTTGGCAGCTACAAGAGGACAGTGGATGCGCAGGTTCCTGTCGCGTTCCGCTTCCCATTCACGTATCTTTATAAGCGTTTCGGTATTCATTGAAATAATGTTTTTTGAATTCTTGATAAAATGTACTTGTTGGCATCGTTGTAGAAATTCCTGTCGATCTCAAAACCGTATGCCTTTCTTCCACATTGCGCAGCAGCTAAAAGCGTACTTCCACTTCCAGCTACAGGGTCTATAACTACATCACCCTTATCGGTGAAGATTTCAATCAGTCTACGAAGTAAGGGAATAGGTTTCTGTGTTGGATGTACTTTAGGATTATCATCATCTCTAACCCAGTCGAAGCAGTTGAATATCATCCTTCCATCATTATTGAATTTCGGTAGTTTATCTCTATATAACAACAAACCGTATTCACAATTACCAACAATCTTCATATTGGCTTTTAATACTTGTGCGGAAAAGTTCTTACGGAATACCAACGGAATGTATTTCATTAGCCCGTACTTCTTACCAAGTTCTATGAACATGAACTGCTGTTCGTATTCGCAGAATATTATCATGCAAGGGGATTTACCGGGTTTCTTCGGTTCTTTTACCATCATGTCACTGCAAAAATGCATAAACTCGGCAGGACGAAATTCATTTTCTGAATTAAAAAACTTTTTCCCAGCAAGATCGCTCTCTCCGTTTTTATTATCCCCATTTTTATACCATGAAGGATTGCTTGCATAAGCATTAGTACCCAAATTATAAGGCACATCCGCTATAATCAATTGTGCTTTAGGTAATTGATAGCTACGAAAATTTTGAAATGAATCTCTATAGAGTTCAATATCTTTCATAATTACTTCTTTAAAAAATTATTGCATATTTGCCCATATCTGTCACAAGCACACACTCTATGCCCTTTAGCCTTACAATACGCAGAATTATCCCCGAAGTCCGAGGCATTCTTGCAATTCCGGCATTTTACATATACGGATTCCGGTTTGACTTTCTTTGCCATACTGTCAGTATTTTCACGGCTTCCTCGTCCCCGGATTCCGCCCGACGTTTCAATTCGTTGTACAAAGTCAAAGAAGAATATCCTTCAGGTGGAATAAATTTTCTGTTCTCTATTTCATCCTGCACCCTTTTTCGGTTTATCGCGTCCAGCTCATAATTCCTTTCGGAATTGAACTCCTTGAAGAAAGCATTGCCTATTCTTCTGGCATCGAAAGACGCAAATGAATTGTCATACTTCCCGGCCTTGTAGCGTGCGAAAAACAGCATCAGTTCGGAAAGCTTGTAAGCCTTGACCTGTGAGGCAAAGGATTGGCAAAAGATTCTTATCCCGTCGGCAACGCCCTTTTCCTTGCTGTTGGAAGCCCCGAATATGCCGGACACCTGTATGTCGATCCAGTATTCGGAAGAGCCACATCCGTAAAGCGCATCATACTGCATCAGTGAAGGGCAATCTGCCATATAAGCCCTTTCCGGGTTTTGAAGGGCATATCCCCACTGGACCGGTGAAAATACTCTTTCAACCTCAGAACGGTCTTTCCATCTGGTCAACCAGGCCTTCTTCGAGGTCTCGCTTATGTTGTTGTAGCAAGCTAAGAGCGTAGGCGTTAGCTTCCTGTTTGTCTGTATAATTGTGCCTATTGTTGTTTCCATTGTTCCGTTGTTTTTCAAGTTCAATTTTCAGCCATCGGGCAAAATGCGATTTTGCATCTTGGGGTGATTTAACAGTTTCTCCCTCGTTTTGGAGCTTCATAAAGAACTTCTCCAAATAATCATAAAAATCAGGAGGCGCGAAATCCTTATACCCACATAAACGAGTATTCATGCAGACAGCTTCCATCCATGAACTATTCGACTTCAATTCTTCATAGCACTCATCCAGCCTCCTTTCAAAAATCCCAGTCGGAATTTCTTCATACGCGCGCGGGGGAGAGAGATAATTATCTTTGTCTTTATCTTTGTCTAATGCGCGTACATTATACTGTAAGGGCTTAGGTTCTACTTTAGGTTCATGGTTAGGTATAAGGTTAGGTTCTACTTTAGGTTCAACTTTAGGTGTCAAATTTTGATAGCTAATCTGATACCTTGTTTTATCACGTTGTCCTTTTCCGCCTGATTTGAATGTGATAAGACCCGCCTGAACTAATCTGTTACGTGCTGATTTCATTGAGTTGACCGACACTCCCACGTCAGATGATACCTTTGTATCACTACGCGTCCAGCTATCCACCCAGCCTAAACGATTCGCTGTTTTTAGCAAGTAAAAATAAAGCCTCGTTTCACAGCAGGTAAATTCCCAGTCTTCGTCAAGAGACCAAAACCAATTAATCAGTTCTATATAAGTCATATATCTTTCAAATAATGTCCATATCTACTACAGAAGTGTTTTATTATACCAAAAGGATATTACGATAGAAATAAAATAAGCTCTATATTTTCATTGTTTCTATTTGTGGAACTCGGAAACAACTACTCATACAGAGCTAAATTATATCTTTATCATACGAGAGTTCCACCAATCGCATTCATTATTTTCACGGTGTAAAGCTAATAAAAGTGAAGTAAAAACAATCACTTTATAACTATTATTTTTCCGTGATTAACTTTTTTTCTAATATCCTTTCCTTTGTAATGCCAAATCCTGCTTTGCAAATGATATTTGAGTACGTATGTTGTCTCCAGCGTGAACAAGAGTTCGATTTATGCGATCTAGCCATACGACCAACTGATTAGCAGTCACACTTTGAGCTGCAACGAACTTAATTGCAACAGTTGCCGGAACTCGTGACAAGAATTCCATGTGTTGAGAATATACGTTTGCTGTCACTTGGTCTTGATATGCCTTTGCATCCGCCAAAAGTTTCCCACTTCTTGCAAGGTAGACATTTATATCTGTCAGACGATCTACCAATTCTTTCGGGTTATCACTGGCTGTTATTTCAAGAAAAGACTGCATCTCTTCTATTTCCTGTATGATAGGAAGTAGAGGACAATCATCTATCTTACACGAGCCCATTCCGTCATTTTTAGGGCAGTATTTACAATTTATTTCCATGATAATTATAAATTAAGTTATTATTTTAAATCACAATATACGCTTAGAACCAGTTATCTAATGCTCAATTCATATAGAAGTCAAGAAAAAACAGATTGTCTTTCTCTGCCTCGTATTCATCTATATGAGAGCCACAAGATTTCAGTTCTGATACCTTATGCTTTAAATTTTCGTTTTCAGCTTGCAAGCGATAACATTCTGCTTTGCATTGGGCATATTCCGTAAATGCCTTCAGCATTGCCATGTAATGATTATAATCTATCTCTATCTTCATAACGATGTGTTTTTACTGTGATAATTACTCTAAACCTACCGCCCGAATTGACGGTAGGGCGTCATAAATGAGAACGTTGGTTAACCCCCATACGGCACTTACGCGTTTTATATGTGGCAAAATATTTCTTACAAAACCTGCCCTAATAATTACTTAGGGCAGGACACTTCCACGTGCTTCCATTGCTCTTAAATTCTATTCCCTAACCTTGTTTATTGAAAGTTCCGGGAACTTATTTCCTTTCACCTGCTCTGCCATTACATACATATAGCAGAAATCGGCTGCTTGCTTATAAGTTTCAAACTTGAAAACAACATTTGAACCCTTTTTTGAGACCTTGTATTTCATTGTATGAGTTTATATTGGTTTCATTATAGCTCCATTAAGACGATGTGTAGTTCTTATGTAATCATCAAGAAGCTCTTGTAATATGAAGTCCGGATAAACGTTCACAACACCGAAACGGTCTATGTTCACCTTATTTACCGGATACCCCCTTTTCCTACACAGACGTGTAGCGTCATTGCCGAGCTTCGAAATGTCACTTACATAAATGGGGAGCTTATGCCTCTGCACGTATGCAGACATAGTGGAACACCCATATTCACCAATAGCTTTTCGGGAAAGTTTTTTAACCTCATCTTCTAGCGCGCCTAACCTTAGTTCTGTAGATTTTAGCCTGTTTTCCTGTTCCACATTGGTTTTGGCCAGTTGAAGAATCAATTCTGCCTGGCTCATTTCAACGGTTGAATTCAAAATATGATCCATTGCTCTTAAATTTTAATGTTGTAAGTATCTTTTTTTTACAGTGTAAAACTAGTAAATATTGACAAGTTGACCAAGAAATAAATATTAAAATAAATCCACTTGTACTTTATTTAACTTATTGATTGTCAATATATTACAAGCGTAAAACCTTAATTAAAACTTCATGTTACAAACGGATGCGGAACGGTTTATCGCTGTTCTTATATCGTTACGATAATCACGGTTCCAATCATTACGTCCCATGCGTGAACCGTAATAGGAACGGTAGTTTCTATAGTCACGATTGCCGTACTTCGATTTGTATTCGGCTGCACGCTTGGCGTTTTCTTCATTAATCTTTGCTGCTTCCTTAGCTTCAGCCCATGCTTTTTTAAGGCAGTAACTAAATGTAGCATTGAAGGTATGATTGAAAATGTAATGCGCTCTCTTCATTATGTCTGATAAATTGTAACGTTTCATATATTTAGGAGTTAATTGTTATTAGTTCTTTTATTTGATGTAAAGATACAAGTTATAGCTTGTTTTACCAAGTAAAACAACAAGGGAAATCTTATCTTTAACTTTATTTATGAAAGCTATAACTTGTTGCACAGGGAATATTACTACCTTTGCTATAAATATTAATCATTAATTATATGAGAATCAGAGAAGCCATAGAACAACAAGGAATGACTACACAAGATGTAGCTAAGAAAATGGGTATAACCCTAAGTGGGCTTAACCAGCATATATCAGGCAACCCTTCTATAAAGGTATTAACCAAAATAGCAGAAGCCATCAACGTCCCCATGTGGCAGCTATTCGCGTCCCCGGAAGAAGTGCAGCTTCCCTCAAACGTTCATTCTATCAAATGCCCACATTGCGGAAACGAGTTCCCAGTTAGCGTGAATGTTGAACTTAAAACCAAATAGTATGAAAGAGATCCTAATCATATTAATGTTTATTGTACCAGTCTTTGCAAGTGCGCAAGAATATAGCAATTTGACATCTAAAGACTCACTTAATATAAACATGGATTCTTCACAGGTTGTTGTTGATTCTATTGTGGAAGCCAATTTAAAAAAAGAGCAAATAACAGCTATTGGCGGAATACCTTTTGGAATTTCCAGAGAAAAAGCCCTACCTGTATTAAGAAACAAATATGGGGAAGAAGACTATCTTTCTGACAATAAGCACATAGTCTTTAAAAACATAAAATATGCAGGTGTAGATTTTAACTCTGTATATTTCCTTTTTCAATCAGACGGTATTAATAGCTATTTTAATGCTTGCATATTTATCCTAAATGCAAAAACGAAAAAAGAAGCTATTGACAAACAAGACGAAATGAGAGCTCTTTTATCTAAAAAATACAATTTATCTTCTTTTACAGATGATAACGGATTCAACTTATATGTTGGAGGTGTATCCCCATTATGGAACGGTAGTTGGAAATCATTTTTAGAAGGGAATTATACTGGTGCTGTTCATATAGACATTATAAATTATGACGAAGAATTAGCCCAAAATGCTGGATTTGAATATTCCGTCCGCATAATTTATGGTCCTTTCAATTACGTAAAAGAAGAATTTTGAGTCTAAATGCATTAGAAATGACCGTATGGATACTTTCTATTATCGTGTCTGTTATAGCCTTATTTATAAGCTGTACCGTAATGTATAGATGAATATAAGGGATGCGAATGCACCCCTTTATTATATCAACTAAGAATTAATAAGATTAATGATACCTTGCCTGCCAATTCCGGTAATCTTTCTATGGTAGATAATATGGCCATTGTCAGCAACCTCTTGCTTTATATCAAACCAGCCAAGGGTTTCGTATTTGGTATATGGAACCCATGTCTGATTAACCTTGTACTGCACACCAAGTTCTTTTAAACGGTTATTGAGTTCAATTGCCGATTTAAGCCCCAATTCTTTAGCAACTTCCGTACATGTATAGGTCTTATTTACATGGGTAAGAACAGCAACCTGTTTTTCGGCTTCAATACGTGCAGACCGTTCTTCTTTTAGCTTAGTGAGAAGTTCAATACCAAAATCCGGATTATTCAGTATCTGGTCTATAACGTTATCGGTAGCATAGATACCATGCTTTCGGATAGAAGGAAGAACTTCTCCACATACCCAATCTTGAAAAGGTTCTGCTTGTGGCTTGTCTGAACGCATAATAGCTTTGTATAGGTTAGATTCACTTACAAAAATAGCTTCTTGAGTTCTACCAAGCGAATCTATGACCTTAATCAAACTAACCCCATCCGGTTTCAGTCTATTCTTAGTGGATGTAATTTGCAGATCGAGTATCTTGCAAACATCCGCTAGACAAAATAAAGGTTTATCACTTGTTCCGGCTACACGAACTTCACCGAACGATTCATTCTTGAAAATCTGAATATTGTCCATAATAAAGTCTTTTCGTTCGAGGACGTACCGCACTTCTTCATGCGGAGATAAAAGGCGAAAGCCATGCAGGGGGTTGTGGCCTACACAGCTTTCTATATCTTAATCCTCTGATTAATTCTAAATTTAATAAGTACAACCCAATGCACTGCAAATATACGGATAATTTTCAAAAGTGACACTTAGAGAGCCATTTTTAAGAAAAAAAAGAGAGGTGCAAATACACCCCTCTTACGAAGATACAGCATAACTTCACAGTTTTCCGTATCTTGATGATACATAAAAAGCGTAAGTGCCAAAAACATTTACATCATTATTCTACAAGCTGAAAACAAAATGTCAAAGAGCGATTTATTTAAAATCAAGCATACATTATATGTCTTTCAAATAATTATCCACCACTTTAATAAACTCGTCTAATGACCGAACAACGATGTATTTGTTACCATTTGCCTCACATTCCTTTTGCCATTCTTTTTGGACCGGTCTTTGGTATTCTCCCGGCTTTTTCATTTCCACACACAAAGCTCCATAGAAACGATTGCTCTTAAGAAGTATCAGGTCTGCGACTCCGGGAAGCATACCTTCATCTTTCATATAAGCTCCGTTCCTTGCAGAACGTCTTGCCGCATTAGGAACAGCAAACAGCATATTTCTGAGATGGGGATATTTTAAACGGAAATATCTAACACAAGAACATTGTATTTTATGCTCTTCATTTTTGGGCTTACTACGGCTGCTTGCCACACAAGCCTTGGATTTCATCTCTTCGTATGTCATAATTATTATTTGTTTATGTAGTACGGCATTATTTAAATCCCCATTCTTTCATGTAGTCAATGTTTTCAGGAAATCCTTCTACCAATATAGGGCTGAGGAATATCTTATCACTTTTTAAATTTGATCCTCCCCATTCGGTGGGTGGACACTTTTCATATTCTTCTTTAGAAACTTCACTTACACAAAAATGTGTCTGAAAGCCATATCCTTGTACACTTACTCCTAAATAACCGAATTTACGTAATGCCCACTCAAAAGCAATATCTCTATAAAAGTAATGTTTGGAGAATACTGCTACATATATCTTATGTGTAAAATTCCCTGTTTCTGTCAAATCCGGATTACATCTGATACAGAAATATTTAATACGTGAAAGTATTTTTTTTGCAAAATTCTCATATTTTTCACAATCCTCTTTTGAAAGAAACTCCTCCCCATCATATGCGATGTAAACAGTCTTAGTAATTTCTTTTGTTTCCATGTTATTCTTTTAATTAAAGACCCGAAGCGTATTCTCCGGGGCACAACCATTATTTATTAACCCATGCCATTGATGTGTGGCTCACATTTATGTGTCAGCAGCAGGACTTGCACCTGCATGATAGGAGTTTTTCTTGGACTTTCACCAAGTAGTTTTGCTTTTTCACGTTGCGGTGACATTCAGCATTACCTGTTATTAGCTCAGTGGTTTGAATTTCTTTTTACAGCTAACCGTAACATATTGACTTGCCAACCTATCTATAAGAGCTTCACTTTAGTGTATCTCATTGTTCCACCATACTGACTGACCATTACTTAATCAAAATTGAAATTATCCTCACCGTTAGGATCTTCGTCCGGCATATCATTACCGAAATCCATCGGAATGAACCAATCTGAAATATAGTCTTGCATGATTTAATCCTCCTTTTGGCTACTTAGCCATTCTTTATAATCTTTCTCGTAATATTGGGGTATTATACCTTTCCTCATAAAGTCTATGTATTCTTGTACAGTACAATCATCCCAATCAACTCCGTTGTCTGGTATATCTTCCGTTTCTGATGTACAAAGAGTGTATTCAAATGGATTATACCCACTGTTGAGCCCATATTCTTCAACTATCTTGATTACATTTTCATCGGTGGTTATTTGTTTGATTTCACTTTCAGCCACACACCCGGATATTTCAGAGTGTTTGCCAAGTACTTCACCGAAGTAAACACTGATTTTGTTATTCACTAAGTATTCGACATCTTCTGTGTCTGCAATAAATACTCCTTCAAGATTGCCCATTCTTCCGCAATCGAAGTCCATTTTAAATAATGCTTTCATAACTAAATCAAATCAATTATTTTGGTTTTAACAATCGCATCCAATCTCATATCAGACAAACCTTGTGAAAGGTGTTGTTCCATCAAAGTGTTTGCCTCCTTTAAATCCTTTGCGCAAACCAAATTATAGTATTTCAATTCTTTTTCATTGCCGTTCTCATCAATCTGAGTATCTACAATGGTAGCCTTGAAGAATGGTTTGTCTTCTGTCTTTTCGTTGATTATCTCAATGATGTTTGAACGTGAAATGGAGAAGACATCAGATTCCATATTATCGGATGCGTACTGTTCGATCCCTTTGGCTTCCGCTTCTGCAAAAAGTGAGCAGTCTGTAATGAAGTGTTCTTTTACTTCTTTTTCAAGACCGTCCTTGTTAGGTTTCATCACCTTTAACTTTACCTCGTAATACATATCATTCCTCCTTTGTCTTGTTACGTTCCTTAATCATTGCATCAGCTATTTGGTAAGCTGCTTTAGCCTGTTTTTCAGAGTTGTAGTTTGTAATACTAACTTCTTTGGATGGGAAAAACAATGTTACAATTCTATTCCATAAAGTTCTTCTGCGTTTTGCTCCCATCATTATGCACTTCATTGCTTCAAGCGCAATATGATCGCGCGAAATATTCGATTCCATAATTTTATTGCTTTAATTGATTAATAACTTGTCTTTTGATTTTCTTGTACAGCTTCCCGACAAAACGTCCATGCTTCTCTGTTCCGTCATCGGGCAACTCGTTTTTATAAATATGAAGAAGTAACTGGATGAGAAGCACTTCTTGTTTTGTCAAAGTAAGTTTCATGATAATAACCTAAAGGAGCGATTCTATATCGCAAAGTTCAGCATATATCAACATCAGCCATACTATTATTTGTAACAGGATAGCCATATAATTATCACTGTCATTCTTATAAAACAATATCAAGAAAGATATTGCCATAATGATAAAGGCACTAATTCGTATAATCATTGTTTTAGATATGAAATTTGTTTTGTTCAATTTCAATCTCCATTACTGAAGTATATCGGATTTACATAACCACATAACATCAAAATGGCAAATCGTCCAAATTTTCATCCACTTGTGCGGTGGGTGCATTTACAGACGAAGAAGTGTTCTGAACCTCATAAGGCTTCATGTTACCTATATACGGAACAGCTTTTAGATCGTCCTCTGTCATACGTTCGCGAACTTCTTTGTCAAGCGACTGTCGTATGCTGTGCGTGTCACCATATTTACCGGGAGACTGGTTTTCCCAAGCAGTGGAGTCAATATACGCGCCTTTGGCTTTCAGGTTATCATCTGCCGATATGAAGATGTTATTGTCTTCAATAGGTATGAAAACACCTCTTTTTGTAGCTGTTGCACCTTTTACAGTTACAACGCAGGAGTTTTTAAATTTTAGTAAATTCAATTTTATGCTATAATTCATAACTTAGTATAAATTAAAGTTCTATCTTGTCAAAGTCAATGCTGTGTTCATTCATGAAGTCACCCAAGGCAATGATATTCTCACGAGTGGTGGTGACTTTGAAAGCTCTCGTTAACAGCTCAGGCTGTTGTACTTCGGGATGATTAATAAAAGGAGGCTGTTCGTTGGCTTTTTGTCCTGCCATGGCAAACGGATTGATCGGACGGGATTTGGCTTGTTCTATTTCAGCAGCTTTACGGGCTTCTTCAGCAGCCTTTCTTTCCCGCTCAGCCTTGATGCGCGCCTCTTCTGCTGCCTTGGCACGCTCACGCTGCTCCTTCAGACGGTTGGCATACTGAATGGTGGATGTGATGTTGAGCGTATCCATATAATAAGTACGAAGGACATCGAAATCCTCACCAAACCCCTTCAGCGTGGAAAGTTCGTTTTCGACTTTGGAGAATATGGAATCAATTTCGTTGCATACAGACTTCATGCTTGCGGATTTGTTGAGCCACTCAGACTTGAAAACCTTATTGAAGTCTACAAGGTTAACATTCAATCCATCAAAGTAAGTCTTGATAGTGGCTTTCTTCCTATCCTTGTATTGCTGTTCGTTTTGCTTGACTACCGTGTCAATCTTGGCAGAGCACTCGCCGATAAGTTTCACGGTTTCGGTTACAACGTCCTTGAACTCCCCGAAAGGTTTCATGAATTCTTTCTCAATTTCAAGACGTTTGGCATTGAGGGCTTTCGCCGCCTTGTTTAAAGCTGCCTTGTCTTTCTTTGCCTGATCGATATTCTCATCGTTATAATTGGAGATATCATACATTGGCAAAGCGGCTTTTACCATATCTCTGATTTGCTTTGCGTTGGTAGTAAGACTACCTAACGTCTTTTCACTCACGACCAGTTCTAGGTCGCTTTCTTGAATTGCTAATTGTGTGTTCATTGCTCTATATCGGCTATTTGGTTAATAATATCGTCTGCCATACGAATGCGTTTCTCCATTTCTGCAAAAAACTTTTCATCTGGTAGTATACGGACGATGTGAATAGGATCTTTTTGGAAAGGATTGTAAGCAACAAAATCCGTCCAGATTGCATTACAGCACATCATGTGAGCCATACACTGATAGAAGTATTCATACTTGACTTTGAGGAGCGAATCATTGTCATAAACTTCACTCTTATATTTCATAAATGTGTTCTGAGACGGACATTTTATCTCAATACATCCACGCTCCCCAGATTCTTCATCATAAAAGAACCCGTCAGGACTACTGGCAAAGTTGGGGATATTGGGGTGTTTACACGACCCCACTTCTACAATATGCCTTCCTGTTAACCTTGAATACAAATCACGTGCGCTTGCTTCCTGTTCTGTTCCGAATCTCATTGCTTTGCTCTCTACATTAACAGCAGACAAATACTCGGCAAATGCAATATCATCGTTTACAATCTCAGGATTCATAGCTCTTTCTGCCGCAACTTGGAAAATGTAATTCTTGGCAGTATCGCTGAACATGTCACTTCTGCCACTTTTCATAAGCAAGCCGATACTACTACCAGTAATGTTACCAAGGCGACATCTAAACCAGTCAAGTGACCTTTGTTCTGCATTTTCTATCATAACAACGTTTTTTGAATAGGTTTATCATTTGCTTTAGTTTGGGGCTGATTTACCGGCTGTTCTGCTTTTGGTTGTTCTTCAACTCCTGCGGCTTTTGCTGCGATTTCGGCAAGTTTATTAGCTTTTGCTGATTTATCAATAATTTCCTCATATTCTGCATCCTGAATATCTTCAACTTCTTCCTTGGTTAAGAATCCCATTGATATTTCAGGACAATAGGCGCGTTGCCAGAAAGCAGCCGCACGATAAGTAAGCATCAGATTTGGCATTGTAACCCATTTGCTCCCAGACTTTGTATACCACCCTTCTTTTATTGCCATTTCAATAGTTATCGGATCTGATTCAAGAACTTCTTTAGTAGAAAGTTCAGTGGCATAAGCAATACATTCAATATTATCCACATCAGTACCGTCAAACTCTTTTACAACGATTGTATTGCGTCTGTTTGTGGCATCCCACACTGTTTCATTGTATTTTACTTTACCAACCTTCCCCAGCGTTCTTTTCCGATATCTGAGTGAAGTATATCTGCCACTCATATTAATGGTAGCGATAAGGAACTTGCTTGACCATGACGGGTTTCCCTTGACAACGTAGAGATTCTGCATTATCATTAACGGATTAGCATTCATTCTCATTGCCATATCAAGCGCAATCACACAATTTCCTGTATTCCCTTTATAAGCTTCAGGAACAATTGTACTTTCAGTGTACATCTTAGCCATGCGCTGCATGACCTCAAACTGTTTCACGGTTTGTCCTACTGGTGTCATTGCAAACTCAGCCGCTTGTTTGGCCTGAATAATCTGTAATTCTGTAACTTGATTATTTTCTTCCATTGCTCTAATATTTAAAAGTTTAACAATATCTTGATAACCCCTGCGCTAAGCAAAGGCTGGTTCTTTCTTCTTCTAAGATTTTATCAGTATATCCTGACGAAAGCTTTGAAATGTGTAATTTTAAATTCTGATCAATCTGTCCTTTAACATCGGATATGTCTTCCTTGATAAGCTGAATAATTTCTTCCTTAGACGAATACCCGTATTCAGGAAGATATTCAAGTTTACATGATTCAACTTTTTTCAGTTCTTCTTCCAATTGATATAGTTCATCATACATTCTGTTCTCTTTTATAGGTTTCATAAACAATGCCTACAGCAGCCAACAATTCTTTCATTCTTGAATTTTTCTGTTCCACGGCATCATACATGGATGCTTTAAATTGAACTTCAACAGTATAATTGGCAAGTTCTTCGTGACTCATAGCCAACAGTTCTTCTTTTGTTTTCATTGCTCTTATGTGCATTTAGTTATACATATTTTAGATCGGAAGAGCACACGTCTG